CAAGGCCAGGGGAGTTCAGCCTACCTGGCAAGGCCAGGGGAGTTCAGCCTACCTGGCAAGGCCAGGGGAGTTCAGCCTACCTGGCAAGGCCAGGGGAGTTCAGCCTACCTGGCAAGGCCAGGGGAGTCTGGGTTAAGTAGTACAAAAGAAAGTTAAATTATTTTCCCCTCGCCTATTGCATCGCACGATCACTGCTATATAATGACATCACCGAAACGCAAAACCCTTTCTACTGGAGATGCAAAAATGGAAGCTTTCCAAACTCACACCATCACACTTTCTATTTTCACCCGCGTTAAAGTGGAAAAGCGTACCTATTGGTCAGAAGGTCAGCAGTATACTGTTATTTTGGACGATGATCATCGCCGTGGTAATAAAGTTTTGGCGCACCGTTGCAATAAAGAGCAGGCGCAAGCTGCAATAAATAAGGTTAAAAAGGTTGGCGGCCTTTACGCCTAAACGCTTTACACTTCTGAACGGGGCCAGTACAATGGCCCCACACAAACAAGCAAAGAGGGTTTCACCATGTACAGAATCATCCTGGTAGCTTGCCTTTATGGCTTCCCCCTTTTCCACCTTGTTAGCCTTGCTTTTTCTCTTTAATAGGAAAATCCGCCATGACATTAATCGAAGCCACAAAAGCAAAGCTAGCCATTTGCCCCCATACTGGGCCTGCCGGTGCCGCCCCCATTGCCTTGCTTATAAAGGCCAGTGATTTTGAGCGTAGTGCTGTTGCCGCCATGTCAATTAAATGCCAGCGTGCTGATTTGCAGAAGGCTAAAGAGCTAATCGCAAAGGGTATGCATGACGTTGCAAAGCTTTATATAGCTGCATTTAAATCTGAACGTCAAAACTACAATCTTTTGTTTACACTGGGCAAATAATCGGCAAGCCTCATGCTTTCTCACGCTTGCGCGTTCTAAAGTAATCAATTACAATACAACCACACGGCAAGCATAGGGCTTGCCTAGCATTGGAAGGGCTGAAACATGCAAATTATCACCAACAAACAACCGCGTGACGTTCTTTATGCTTGGCAGTTAACAGAAAAAGAGCGCGCAGAATTTGATTATCTGGACGATATTGATAACGCAGACTGTTGTGCCACTTTTGTGCGCTATAAAGGCGAAGTGTATGACCTAGGGGAGTTTAGTGTAATTGTTAGCGGTGATTATAAAGGGGCTTTGCATCCTATGGCATTACGTGACACTGAAAACAATTTTGTAGGGTGGGATGGTTACCAATCTGATAGTTATTTCTCCGGCTTGGTTATCCGATATACTGATAATTTTGGCGAGTCTGTAATTGTTGGTCGCTACTTCTCTTAACTTTATAAGGTGTTTAAAATGAAAAAGCATAATTTAACAAAAGATGAAAAGAAAGAAGCAAAGGCCATGCGAGACAATAGGAAAGGCAAACGGATGTTATGGCAATCCTTAGAAATTAAAGAGGGATAAAAAGACTAAAAAACATTTGACAGGCTAGCGCAATAGGCAATACAATAGGCACAAGCGCAACGGATAGGCCGGGGCGCTAAATACACAAAAGGGCTTTATAATGAAAACTACCGTATCTTTTTCCGATTTTTGCGATGCTTTCCGCGATATGGATCGAAACGACAATTTTAGCTACGCTGGCAAACGTGCCTTGTTTGACTTTCTTGAAGAAGTGGCTCCAGATTGCGAGCTAGACGTAATCGCTCTTTGCTGCGAATATAATGAGCAGGACTTAGACGGCATTATCAATGATTATGCCATCGACGTATCAGACGCTGAAGACGACGACGAAAAAGCTGACATAGTTGAGGACTACTTGCAGGATAACACTTGCCTAGTGGCTCGCCTTGGAACTGATTTTATATATGCAGCATTCTAAATAATGTTTTATATAATGCCGTTGGCTTATATTGCAGCGGTATTAGTTGATAACATTATAACCAAGCAAAGAGAGAATCATTATGATTGACTTACTTTTAAAAGAATGCGGACAATTCTTGTGCGTGTATGCATTTAAGCAAATAGCTAATAATCGTATGGTAAAAGCTTCTGCAAAGCATAAAAACCATGCAAAACATAAAGGGGCATAACATGACATCCCGCGAAAGCCTTGTCGAAATTTATCTTGATTTTTGGAATAACTACCTAACCGTTGAAAAGTATGCGGACCATAACGGCATACATGTAGACCAAGCCAGTGCTTTAATCACATTGGCTCGAAACGTGTATAACTCCCAGCATCCCGACAATTAATAGGAATAACCAAAATGACTACAATTAACCAAGTATGTAAAGCCGTTATAAATGCTGCAATTGATCATGATTATATAGATGGGTTTGGGCCGGGCAGTTGGACGTTAACAGGCGTTTATCTGAATGAATATGGCAGTTGGAACGGCACCACCCCAAAGGCTTGCACAGACTACATACAAGGCTTGCCAAGCGTTTGCACAGTACCATTTTACAATAGTGAAATTCTAGAATTGCTGGCAAAGCACGGCATCACCAGAAAGAGTGAAGATGCACAAGCAAGGTTGATTGATGATTATTGGAAAGCTTGCGGAAACGCTTTTTATAACCTTGTCAAATAATAGGGATTATCATCATGTATAAAGTAAAGTGCGGCCCTGATCTGACAAAATACTTCCTAAGTTATAGTGAGGCGCTAAGCTTCTGCAAGGCTTGCGGGTATACAAAATCCAAAATCAAACCCGTTCATTAATAGGATTATCACCGTGTACACACTACTGATAACAACTAACAAATTCACTGGCAAAACATCGTATTACGCAAAGGATTGCAGGAAGTTAGATTCTAAATTTAAACGAGTGTCTAGGGCTGAGTACAGATGGCTGGAAATATTCTATAAGCGTTGGGATTGTATGCATTCAAATAGTGATGCTACATATAATCGTCAGTATAAAAGTGTATCCTGATTATGACAGCTAATAGTAAACGCATCCACACGCCATATAATAGTACAGTTTACGCTTCAATTAATAAATGCTCTTTTATACCAAATACAGCTTTTGAATATATCACCCATATTGATAAGCTGGACAATGGGCAAACGATTAGAATGTTTACCAGTGACAATAAGGCATATACTCGCCTTGTCTTATTTAATGCCAATGCCGGTATATGTGGCATTCTAATCAACAATAAGACAAACGAAATTGTCTATTGTGAAACTAAGCAAGAATATCAAAACAATGGCTTATACAAACAACTACGGGCTTATGCTGTGCTGCTGGGGTTTCGCCCTTGGTCGGTGCACCACTCAAAAGAGATGCAAAGCAAGCTAGAAAAGAAGGCATAACAAATAGTCTTTATATTCCAAAATAGGCTTTGCAAGGCATAAAGAAAGCTGTAGAATGATCACATTGAAAGGCAAAAAGCCTTTCCCGTCTGGAGCTTCATCATGATCATTAAAGCCTTTGTAAACTCAGAAACTAATGGCCAGGGTCGCACCTACTTTGTTGGCGAATGCGAGGCAATCTTGTTGGGCACCAACTGCGCTGAGCTTGATAATGAACCTGTTATGTTCTACGGGGAAACAAAAGCCAGTGTGGTAGGGCAGATTATTGAAGTTTTAAAGGCTCGCGGTTTAACTGGTAAGCTTCGCGTTGTATGACAAACAAACTGACTTACTAAATATAACCAATAAGCCCCTTAAGGGGCTTTTTAATGCCTATAAAACAAGCCTATAAGCTTCTGTTATGCCGTATAAACGATGATCTAAGGCTAGCCAATAGGGTAGTCGGTAAACCTCCTGTAAACCCCTAGAATCAACGGCTAGAGCCTTATAAAGCATATGCCATGCATATGAATAGTAACCCCTATAAAGCCATGCTTTATAAGCTATTATCCTGTTATATGTTGGTTTATTAATGTTTTATTGCTCTTTTGTTGGTTGTATTAGGGAATTATTGTTGTAAATGACTATCTTATGTGACTGTAAGTCAGTCGTTGCGTTAATGGTTAAGCACTCCCACCTACCACAACTATTCTTGTTTCACAAGACATTAATTTATATTATTAGCGATACGCTAATAGGTTATTCCTACCACCTGAATACAAAACATTCTCATCAAATACCATGCCAATTGATTAAATTGCACTTCTATATATTATGCTACCGTAATTGAATTTATTTATGACCCGGAGGGAATTGATAGGAATTATTATGTTGACAGATAGTGTACAGATATTTTAAACTTAGTAAGAAGGTGATATTGGGCTAGGGTTGTTGGCTTAAACGGTATTGCCAGAATGTCCAGAAATGAGAATAGAAAGGTCATAGTAATAGTTTAGGAAAATATGAGGAAGGATATTACCTACTAGGATATTTCTAGAAACACTCGACATAGGATATTAATTTTTAGAAAAATAAAAATTTTAGAAATAGAAAAAGCCCCAACACTGATTACAGTGAAGGAGCTTATGTTTGTTTCTTACTTGACAGATAACATATTGTCTGTAACTGTTTTACTCTTCTATATATTATGCGACGTTAATTAGATTTGTCTATTACCGGCCATACTAACGACCATACCCAAGCTTCAATCCATGTTCTACAGAAACAATGGATACTTGTGGGTATCTGGTTTTTAGTATTTGTTCTGATTCGAGAGAACGTTTCAGAAAAGGATAACACAACCTACAAGCTTTTGTATATCTCTCTGACTGCCTCTTTCCCATACCTAAGAGCAACTTGATGTTCTCTGTACTTATCTCGTCTAGATGCAAGAAGCATTGAATAATGCTCGTAGTGGATAGGGGTACTTGTTGCTCTCTCTGTCCATACCAATCTAACCTTGCTATCCCAGATATAATGTCATCCATCCATAGAGGCCACACTTTAGGATCATCCCTCCCCCACCAAGCTTGAGAAAACTGCTCTCTTATATCGTTTATAAGAATATTTGGTTTACGTCCTCTCAACATTGTCCTCCACAAGCTTATCTTCAATTTCCCGTAATTGGTCTTCCTGTCCTTTCTTCTTCTTTGAAGATTTCTTTCTGCGCTTTGTCTTCAACCACTCTTTCAACCCCATAGAGATTAGAGCGTCAGTGTTTTCAATTATCTTTTGCTCTTTGTCTTCCAAGCTCTTACACCTCTCTTCTCCGTCTGTAGTTGTTTAATCCTTTGTTCATAAGCCTCTATAATCTGTTCGTATCTAGGCTCTTCTTTAGACACATCCTTCAGCAACTTCTTGTAATACTTCACTAGCTTTGTATTGCTCAATATTCCTCCCTACATAAGTTGAATAAATGATATCTTGTCTCGAAAGAAACTGCCTAAATCTGAGTACCAAGTATTACCGTACACTTCAACTTCTCCACTGTCTGTTGGAGTGTGTCCTACAAGGAGACGATCAACCCCCTCTACAAGAATGTCTTTTTGGTAATTACTTCTTGCCCACTGTGCTGTAGCAGCCCCATTATACTCAAGTTCAACTGGGAGCATTTTACTAAATTCATTCCAATTATTGTAAGGACACTGAGCATGAATAATACCAATCTTCTCTGCTGGAGTTAATAGTTCAATTGCCAAGGGGAGATTTTTGAAGGATTCATATATCCTCATCTGATGACTGTCTTTGATGTTGAAGAACCATTGTCCTCCGTTACAGAATAGCATTTCAAAGGGTTGACGTACATCCCTGGAATCCCCTCCTGCCTCAACAAGAGCTTCGATGTAATCCACCACCATCTGCTCATGATTTCCACGTATACAGTGAATCCACGGTTCATTTAGATAATCTAGGACGTGTATGCTGTCTGGGCCACGATCACACATATCCCCTCCTAAGATGAGGATGTCCCTATTGCTATCAAAAGACACAAGCTTAAGATGCTCATGCAATAGGTCATAATGTCCATGCAGGTCTGTTGTAAATAGAATTCTACCTTTATGGCATCTAGCATCAATTTGAAGTATTTCCCCACTTCTGTTAAATGTAAGCATTAATAATTTCCTCCAGTCGGTGTACAATGTCCACATCTAGATACTGTCTAAACTTCTCCAATTTATCCCGCATCATCTTTTGTTTCTCCTTCCTAAATACAGCAATGGCCTGTTCTTTAGTTTTATATTTACCCAGACCTCTAGGTATACCTTCGTAAGTAACTTGAGCTACATATTGACTACCATCATAACTGACACCATTGTCTGCGTAGTTTAAAGTTTTACTCTTGAAAAATGAATTTAACTCTTTAGGTAACATTATGCAATTGCAAGTTGAGTATTCTAAGCCTCCAAATACATCTTTGTCAATTTCCCAACCATCTTGCTCGTGTTGTGTATACCACTCAGCAAAATTTTGAAAGTTATGCCACTCAGAGCACACAGTAATTCCAACTCCTCCGTAATTTAAATAACTTTTGTTATTCTTATTGTAGCACCTGCTGAGCATATTTCTCCAAGAGTGCCAGCATTTAGTATTATTACCATTTATGGCAGTGACATGCCGTCCCACACCTTTATAGCCGATTCCATATACTTGGCGTTTGTAAGGATTCTTTACACGACCTCTCCTCAAGTCTCCAAGTTGGCACTTTACAGTAAAACCTAGCGGTGTGTTATCACTCTTGAATGTGACTAGGACGTGTTCATAGGAAACATACTCCACAACCACGGCAGTGTCTCCTTCATTAGTAGGATACTCAGCTTCAACAACTGCACTTCTTTGGCTCATGAGAAGATACGACCTTTGTGCAACCTCATATCTAGTGTTTTAATCTCTTTCACTATCATTCCTCCCTTCCCATCAGCTCATATAATTTCTTATAACTCTCTTCCAATACAGATTGTTCTTCTGTAGATAACTTAGGCCACGGAATATCCCCAGTGTAACCTAGAGATTCACTAATGTCAAGGAATGGGAAGCTAATGCACCACCCATAATCAGAATGCTTTGAAAAGCTCATCTCTGTCCCTGTATCGGGGTCTTTGTAGTATTGCCTTACAATGTCTATACTCATTCTATAGACTCCCTCTCTTAGCCTTCATGAAATCACTGTAGTGAATCAGACTACCATTAAAGAAACAACTCTGTCCGTTTGAAGTCCACTGCTTGTCATTGTAGAAAAGACACTCATACACATTCTTTCTGTAGATGGCCCAGCCCTCATCATCGTACTCATAGCCATTCCCACAGCGTTTCTTTGGTTTTAGTTTATGACTATTCATTTTCCCTCCTCAATGATAAGCTTCAAGATTTCTATACTCATTTACGTAGTTCCATCTTAATCTCACGTATTTCCTTAATTATTTCTCTACGCTGTAAAGCGTCACCACAAGATGTAGTGTGCAAAGTGAATATTGTAGCAATAAACCATAATACATAATTATCTTTCATTCTCCCTCCTCAGTAACAAGCTTCAATATTTCTATGGCTTTTAGATATGTTTCATCACTTGCTGTAAAGCTCTTGAATCCATAATTACCATCCTCGGCAAGACCCATAGAGATAAGTATATTGGTAAACTCTAGAGACATAGATGCTTGATGAAACCACCTGCTGCTTCCACTATAGGCATCCCTAGCCCTGTCAGTAGAGATACATTTTAGCACAAACTCAATATCTTCTTTTGGTGTTCTACGCATAACCAATCCCTCCATCATTCCAAAGTCTCTAAGATATTTAGTAGTCTACCAGCATCGTCAGGTTTTAGCAAATATGCAACATCAAAATATGCTTTAACCCCCATACTACTAAGAATGTTTTTAACATTCTCTGGACAAAGATGTGCGCGTATAACGACTACTGGATATTGACTACCAACCTTTACCCTCTCCATAAGACTTTGTATCGTATACATACTTCATACCTCCACCATCTCCAACAATTCAAGCATAGATTTTAGGTCATCTTTAGAGAAATGTAAAGCACCAAAAGAGGAAACTATGTTCTTCCCTTGCTCAGAGAAGAAGTTTCTTTGTAAGTGTCCAGCACTGGTGGCGTGTCTTGGGTTTTGATCACCAACACTAATCAAATACCTCAGAATCCCTTTATCACAAGCAATCTCTGTCTTAATCTTTGTAGCTTCGTTTGTGTAATAGATTGACCCTCTTGCAAAGGAGGAGTTACTAATAACATCGTCATTCACATATCACCTCCAATAATTCAATAATTTTTTTAATATCCTCAACAGAGAGGAGGATCACTGTTCCAGATTTCCCTGTAGTTGAAAAGATTATATTCCTTGTAGTTTTGGATAGTTTCTCCGAAAGAAATAAACTTCCAACCGAATGTGAGCTAAGAAGTTCTAGTCTCCCAGTTAACACAGATAAGTCCATTACAACACTACTCATAACCCCTCCTATTCCGATATAGCCTCCAAAGCATTAATCCAAGAGCTAAGAATCTCTCTGTCCAATTTCAACCAAATGAAATTAGTAGTAGTCTTTCCTGTGATGGTTTCATACACGTTCAGGGCAATTTGGTTGTTTGGCTTTGCACAGTACCAAACATCAGGCTCACTTCTGTACTCTTCTTGGACACCCCTCCCAACGTACAGGCAACGCAACACCTCTTCTAAACTTGTTGTAGTAGTTTTCATTCGGTAGCCCTCATAATAAAATTCTCATTCAATCGTCTCCAAAATGTTCAGCAACGATAATACTTCTTTCCTCCCTAACCTGCCAACTCCCATTGATGCAATGGCGTTCCTTGTTCTCTGATCAGAACACAGATTATTCTTGAAGATTGTAGGATGCCAACTCTCAATCCTATTACTGTCTATTAGGAGTATGGTATGCCTACAAAGCTCTATGTCCTTTTGTAGTGTATTGCTGGAAGCAATGTTGTTACGAGGTGTATTACTAGAAACTGTCATTGTAGAATCTCTATAGCTTTAAGGATAGCTTTGTAATCTTCTTCCAATAAAGGGGTATTCTCTGGGTATAAAGTTTTAATTAGGTTTATCACTTCCTTGTGACGGAGTTGGTGTATCAGCCATCCTGTATACAAGTAACCTCGTACTGTCTGCATACGATTGAGAATAACACCTTTATCTGCTATCAACTGTAAGTCACGTAAGTTCATTAAACATCTCCTGATTCTTCTCTATCTCCACTTTAGTGCCCTCAGATATGATTCGGACATTCATATTGCAAACACTCCCCTCAATACAATCAATATAATGCCTAGGAGCATCAGGGATGTTCAGATAATCCATTATCAACCACCTCCCATCGTCCATTAGATATAGTTTTGCTCCATGTAATCTTAATGGAGTTACAGATTGTGCGTCCAATAGTTTACTTACAATATTAACATACTGACGATCTTGATGTTCTACACTCCAACGTGCATGTGCAGATACTGTCCAACTAAGTTTTTGCATAAAGAATCTCCATCATCTGATCAAGACCATCTAGAAAAGCTTCTAACTCTCCGTCCTTAAAATGAACGCTTGCATATGATGTGTCTTGTAAAGATAGTCTGCTAACAATCCACTTCTGTATCTTAGAACTTGAGTGTGTAGAGAGCCTCCAGTTAGAATTAAGGTTAACCAACCTATGTAGATGGAAGCTAGTTATATTCCTCAACTTGTATCTAGCTAAGAACCACTTGTCAGTCTCTAAAGCAGTATCATGATCTGAAATCACCCACTTCCAATTTGGATTATTATACATAGAAAGCCCTCCTATTCGGAAGGCTCAAACAGACCAAACAGCTGAGGGTAGCTTGGGTCTGTAAAGGCAACGTAATTAGCATTCTCCCCTCCATTCACGTACACTTGCTTGCTACGCTTAGAATACTGCAACTTCACATTATGCACCACTTTAGCTGCAAGGAATTGGTTTACAGTGTAAGAGTCATATCCGTGTGGGCAGATGGGGTCAATGCAGTTATGCAACATAATAGCCCTACGCATACAGATTAAAGCATCTCCTGACTTACTCTTAGAAGGGTTATAAAAAATCTTACCGCCCTTGCTTGTACGCATAAGCTGATAACCCAGTACACCCATTGCTTGAATTACACTGAACAACTGAAGATCGCGCGTATCTTCCACAAACTCTTCATTGATAATCTCTTCCATTTCTAATCCTCCATCATTCGTTGAAATTGTACATATTGCAAGGCTTCATCTGCACTAAGGAATATCTCCCCGTTAACATTAACCTGTACTCCCATACTACAGAGATAATTATAGCAGTGCTCTGTTCGTATCTGTGCAACCATAATTCTGTGTCTGTTCATCACTGGATGATAGAGAGGTTCGTGAATACCTTGGTAATCCTTTAGACCGGATTCCTTAGCATGTTCTGCCACTTTCTTCCACCACTCTCGGATGATTTCATTATCTAACTTTTCACTCATATTCCCTCCCAGTCAATTCCTAGCAAGATTCACCTCCTTGATGAAATCTTCAGTAGTGACTTTAACGATTGTAGGGTAATCCTGCTCTTTTAGATTGAATGCTGTACCAGCCACTAGCATATCTTTCGTAACTAGGTGTTTATGAGGATGTTCTATACTCTCGTAGTTGTCTAGGATGTATTTGGCCATCTTATCATACACTTCATCAGAAAGCAAGCTCTCATATCTGATATAGTAGGCATATGATGCACTAAGGAACCAGCTAATACAAGTGTTTTTATTCTGCCTAAAACAATCTCTTGCGGCGAAGTCATAATTCCCATCAACAACTGGATACATCATTCCTCCCACTTCTCCACTACAAGGTTTGCTTTCTCAAGAATTTGCAAACTATTAGTATCTCTATATGCAGTTTTATAAACTACACGCTTAATTCCACTTGAGATTATCATCTTACAGCACATTAAGTATTGCGTTATCCCCGTGAAGCTCTATTGCTCTTTTATTATAGGCCAAAGCCGCCTCCTCTTCAGTAGAGAACTGCCCAAGCCACTCATATCCTCCCTTACCATTACCTATTCTAGCAGCCCATGGGTTTCGTCTGCTTTCATACAAGGAGACACCTCTATATTTCGATGTACTATTACCTTGCTTCTTTTTGTCTGTGTTATAAGCTTGTGTTCTCCTGTCAGCCCATCTGCAATTTTCCTTGCAGTAGTTACCGTCAGAATCAACTCTGTCCAAGGATGTTCCCTCTGGACGGACACCCATATCTGCTAAGAAGTTCAAAAATCCTGCTGGACTTGGCTCTAACCAAGTTCCCTCTGAAACTATAATTCCTCTGCCACCATATCTGTCCCAGCTATTTCTCTTTTCATCGTAACACCTGTGAATCATGGCAATGTAGCTCTGGTACTCTGGAGTATTCTTCCCTTCGGAATAACCTCCATGTTTGGTATGAGCATCACTAAGTAACTTTGACTTCATACAGCCGCAGCTCTTAGTTCTGCCATTATCCAACCTTTGTTTTGTTGTTTCACAAACTGTACCACAAACACACTGGCAAATCCACTTTTTATTTTGTGTATAGTTTTCTGACCTACCAATCACCTTTAAAAATGAATACTCTTTTCCAACTATGTCTACCGTTCTAGGTCTTCCCACTTTTCCACCTCCACCCCGTATTTTCTAAGGTAATCAATACCCTCTGTTTTTCTATAACTGTCGCGAAAGACTACTCTAGCAACCTTTGCTCTTACTAGCAACTTTCCACAGTCCAAACACGGCGACAACGTTACGTAGACTGTAGCACCCTTTGCACTAACGCCCTGCTCAAGCATTTTACCAAGCGCATTAAGCTCTGCATGCACGACTTCAGGATTTCCCTCTGTGCTAAATTCCCACTCATTAGGGCCACCACTGGCGTGACCATTAAAACCCAATGCTGTCATTCCAGATTCAGCTAGAATAACACAGCCTACTTGTGTACGTGGACAACGTGATTCATTGGATACTCTTTCTGCAATCTGCATATACATGCTGTCATATTTCATCACAGCACTCCATCACAACACTTCCAACGTATATAGTCCATGTTTGATAAGCATTTTCCGTAACTGCGTGTTCTGCTCAATAAGAGCATATTTCTCTTGCATTGTACGTTTCAATAGGAACGCCAAGGCTTCATCAAACGCAAGAGTGTCTAAGTCTTTACGAATAAGAATGCTCTGCACAGTTCCATTTACACACAAACTATCCAGAGATTTAATAAAAGCAATTTGTTCAGTGTTCATCTCTCCTCCCTCCTACATTGGTGGTTTGCTACTCTGGCGAGGCCTTGTAGCAGTTCCACTACAAGTGACATCCCCTTTAGGCCTCTCTACAGAGCTTGTTCGTAGCTTGTAAAATCCTTTCCCATATTCTTTAGTAATCCACTCCTCTGCTTCAGCACGGGTACGCACATGAATGAAAATACAGTACATAGCTGAAATAATGTAGTATTTTGAAGGGTGGCGGAAGTCATCATTTGCAAGCTCAGACATATCTATGATAGTAATTTTAACTTCTTTATCTTTAGTCATTCTCCCTCCTAAAACCTCTCGTTATACCCAAGTACATAAGCAAAGGCATCAGCACGATTACCGTCTTTTACAGAGTAGCGCATATACACCCGCCCAAGCTTATCCTGTCCTTGGTTAACCAAGAAGATAGCGTAGCAGTAATCCCCTAATACATAAGCCTCTAGGGATGCTTCTGGAGCGTATTTCCTTGGTTGGTATCGGTAAGCCCTGCAAGCAGCAGAATTGAAATTACGCAGTACACGGGTGAACTTATGATGACTCACTTGCCTCTTTAGTTTGTTCATATTCCCTCCTATGATGAGTGGTCACTAAGAGTAAGCTGACCACACGTTATTGTCAAGAATTATTTAGTAGCTACTTTCTTAGCTCGGGGCTTTGGATTACGTTTCTCTTTAGGAGCCACCACTTCAATCTCGATAGGTTGCTCAAGCTCTTCCAGTTCACCAGCTTCTTCCTTGTCTTCCCGATACTGCCGGAAAGCTTCCAGTTTAACTTCTAACTGTTCTGAATCCAAATACAGATCATCTCCTTTCAAGACACGCTCAATTTCTTCTTCTGTCAAGAATCCAGTGTAGTTCTCTCGGATGTAGCGTTCGTTAAATTTAGTAGTGAAATCAACACGAGTACGAATATCGCTCTGCTTCCCAACAGCCCCATACGAACAAGAGTGAATCATGCAAGTGGAGAATGTATTAAGTTCCCAAGAGTCACAAGCCAGCATGATTGCTGAAGCCATACTCGCAGCCTCCATGTGCATCATACCAACCACCTTAGCTTTACAGTTGTTGATGTGGTTGATGATCTGAGTGCCTGCATCCAGACGGCCACCATTACTGTTGATATGCAGCAATACCAAGTCTTGCGGGCCTGCATTAGTGAGGGCATGGTACACTTCACGATAGCTACTAGGTTCACCAATCTCTCCATCAATGTAGATGTCGTATACAGAGCTTGTATACGGAGTGTGAAGCACTTGCGGACTGCGCAACATCATCTGCTGATCGGGATCATTGTTTGCTCGTTTACTCACCATCTTAGTTTGATTCATATTCATTTACCCTCCCTTTTCTTTGGCTTTCACCATAGCTTTACAAAGACCTCCTCGGATGATGTCATCACTCGTCGCCTTTATCACTTTAATATGCTTTGACAGTTCGGGATTTTTATCGACAAAACCACAAAGCCAGTCAATACCATTCAAACCCTTAATGTCGCTTTGGTTTGGATCACCGATCAGAATGAGCTTCGAGCCGTCCTCCATCCGGGTTAAAAGTGTATAAAGTTCATCAGGGTGCATGCTCTGAGCTTCATCGATGATCATCACACCAGATACACTACGACCCCTCGAATATTCAGGAGCTAACAACTCCACTGTACCATCGTGCAAGCAGTTTTCGTAGTAACTCTTACCGTAGCGATTCCAAAGAACTTCTAACAGAGGCATCAGATAAGGTTCAAATTTCTGCTGTAGTGTAGAGGGAAGCATACCAAGACTACGACCCATCGGAATTACAGCACGAGTCAATACGATTTTATCGTAATACCCCTTCTTCAGCCAGTCACTAGCCTCAGACATTGTTAGAAAACTCTTACCTACTCCAGCAGGTGCTGAGAACGCAACAACATCATACTCCTTTAACGCCTGTAGAAAATCTCTCTGTACATCATTCTTAGCCTGTACAGGAGGTTTAACTTCTTTAGCTGCATGTTTGATGTCAACAACACGACCTTTCTGTTCCTTTTTCTCCCAGCGCTCACTAACAACTTGTTTCTGATTACGCTTCATATTCACCTCCAATTCAATTAATGAATTGTCTTACCATCTGTAAGACTTCCACCACTCTCTTGAATATCATTCATTGCCCATTTGAATACAACGTCTGCCATTGCCGATACGCTATCCTGATACTCCTTAAACAACTCAGAGCTAAGGAATGCTTCCACTTCAAGCAACTTCTCTCCGCTCAATGTACATTTAGTAATCATATCGTTTACCAGAACAGCTTTGTCGATGCTGTCAAAAATATCTGCACCAAGACCAACTTTCTGTAGCTCACTCTTCGCGTTTTCAATTGAGTTGTCAAGAAGATTCTCAATAAATTGTTTCTTAATATCCATTACTCCTCCAACTTAATAAGAATATCGTTACCGTTGCACATTCCTGAGCGCACATGACCATCTTCAATATACCAAGAAATGTCACGACCGTTAGAATCTTTACCATAGGCGCGTCGATAACCATCTGTACTCTCAACAGAGACAATTTTTCCAGATGTGGTTACATATTTACCAACCTCATTTATCTTCATAAGTCCTCCTGTTGGAATGGGAGGATTTCTCCTCCCTACATAAATCATTTCTTTGGTTTAGAGTTTCGTTGTTGTGCAGGCTTAGGAGTCTCTTGTGCAAGTTTCTCGGGGATTTCTGAAGCTACAGTCTCATCTTCTACAACTTCAACTACTGGTGAGCAAACCTCTTCATCAACTTCCTTTTCAAGAGTAAGAATGAAGTTCCCCATGATTGTATGATAAGGACGATTCTCACCTTCCTTCACCAGAGTGTAGCCTTTGTTGATTGCATGTTCAAGCTCCATCACCAGTACAGTGAAGTTAGCTTGTGTGATTTGAATTGTTTCTTTAGCCATTTGTAAATCCTCCGTTGGTTTGTTTGAGAGTGTATTCTACCACATAAACTTCATTTGTCAATAGGTAATTTGCCTGCTTTCTCAAGTTTTTCTTTTAATAGGTTAAATTGACGAAGTTGTTCATCGAGTCTAGCTTGCTCTCTTGCAGCTTTCTTCTTCCCTGTAGTTTCCATCCACACAATATACTCTTCTTCCCACTCCTTTAGCAATTCCTCTTCCCAACTAATACGACTCTTAATTTCTTCGTCAGTCTCAAACTTTGTACCTCTAACTTGGAAGTAACAATCCTCATACCCAGACCAATGTGATTCAATAGTCAAATCTTCAACAAAATGAAACTCAACTTTTAGGCTGTTCATGTATTCAATAACCTCATCTGGTGTACCTTCGGGCCAAGCTACATCTTGAGTAAACTCTTTACCTTGACGCTCACGATTTACAACTGGTTTGTCTTTAATATTCATAAATCCTCCTCACTTTGTTATACCACTCTGAGATACAGCCATACAATCAATCAATATAGCCTATTTCCTATGGTTCTAGCATCATAAAACCAACGATCTACCTTTGGGCTAGGCTACCCTACCACCTACCCTAGTACAAAACAAAACAACCTCTTTTATGAAGGGAAGAGAAGAAGCCCCGATACGGACCAAAGGATGAGGCCATCTTGACACATATCCGACTGCTAGTCAACCTCCATAACAACCACCATACCAACCTCCAGAAGCCAGTGAATTCAAGGCTTCTAAAACTATTTTAAACTATTTTCAATATTTCTTCTCCAAAGGGGTTGACAAATCAGGGGGTAGGGTATACAATGCTCTTACAAGATATATTATAATAGATTATTAGATAAATCTAATATAAATAATTCTTTAATATAATACATCTTTTAAGGTATATAAATAATAAATATTCTATTTAATTAGTATAATTCTTTAATATAAGATCAAAAGCTTTTAGATTTGTATTAATTAGTAATATTACTAGAGTAAGACTTTAGATTTGCTGTGTATTGGGGATTGTAAAGATTTTAAAGTAAAGGTTAACAACGTATCGTTTACGATACAATATATTAATATCTTACATATTGTGTAAGATTCAGTTTAGAGGTGAAAATGAGATATGTCAAGATGCAAGAGTTGTAATGTAATATTAACTCCTGTTGAACTAAAAAGAGTTAATGAGGTATCGGGTGATCCTGAAGATTTATGTGGTTGGTGTTCAAGAATTGTTTATCTTGACCTGAACAACATTGAAATTGAAGAGAGACAGTATCAGTTCGGTGATTTAACTGAAAGACCCTTTGATTATTACGATAATACACTTAGTGAAGAAACCTATTGACAAGTATATCAATAAATGTTAATATAGTTTATAAGCTATTGTTATAAGGTAACGAAATGTCCGAACAAAAGAAAACTGTTCCATCAAATGCATGGAAACCGGGACAGACAGGCAACCCTAATGGTAGACCTTCCAAGAAAGAGATGGAGCTAAGACGTGCTCCTAACGCAAAGCTTCGTGCTCTGCTGAAACAGCTTGAGAAGAATGTCCCAGATGCTGTTGCAAAGATGGTTGAGCTTATGGGGAGAGACGATGTTCCTCCTACAGTGCAGATGACTGCTGCTAAAACCATCCTGTCTGAATTCAAAGAAATTTATCAAGTGTTAGAAGCTCCAGCTAAGAAGAAAGTGGATGATGAGGATAACGAAGAACTTCCTCTTGCTCCGGTAGTAGACTTCTCAAAGATTGTCGGATCAGCACCAGCTAAAACAGAATAATAATTCTATAACAATTCCTGCACAATGACACAGATGCAATGTTTGATGTTAGATTGTGTATTAGTTAAAAGAATCTCCTTGGGGCCGTTATGTACGTCTAGGCGTCACATTCCCTTGGTTGTGTATCAGGGCTTCGCTACCCTCTGGTATACACGCTTGACACTTGCGTTAGTATGTCTCTAAGTGGAGAGGAATAGAACACTTGTCTATTCGTCTAATGAGCATGGTAGAGTGGCTACATTAGAATTTATTTTATATAAATATGATTTATTTTGTATTTAGAGCTATTAAGGGGTGTCTAAGGGGTTGACAAATCAGCACCTATGGTGTACAATCATCCCATGAATTTAAAAGATAGTATCTAAAGAATATTCTCGTAGCTCAGCTAGATAGAGCAAGGGATTATAGTTAAGGGAGCGTATCGGCACCGGCTTCTACCCGGTCGTTAAAACCGTAATTGGAGTATGCAGATTCGAGTTCTGCCGTTCCCGCCAAACAATATAGCCGCTCTCCCTTGGTCAATATTGTATTCCAGTCCTGTGGTAAGGCGGGTTAGAAATATACCACTCGAATTTATGCGGGATTGCTCAGGGTGAGTACCCTCCCTTCCAAGGAGACTAGATCGGATCGTTGCCGATATCCCGCTCCAATACAAAGAGAGGGGACGCCCTCTTGAAGTCCTCGCTCCTCAACCTCTTTTGTAAGGATTACTTTTGTAGTTGCCTACATTACGTTGGGATGCGGGGCATCCTATTACATCTCATGAATCCCTCCATTCATGTGTGTTCAGAGAGTGGACTTCTTCACCTCCTCCTGCGTCTGGCCCGGATGTTCCACTCAGGGCACTTATTTATAATAAAAGCAATAGATTCCTAGGGGAATGAAATGCAAGTAGTAAGTATTCCAAGCACAGTATCTTACTTTAATCTTTACTCGTTGTCTGGATATGCTTCTACTAAAAGCTTAATCCTAACCAACAACACATCGTCCCCTGTCCTCGTATTACAAGCTAGTGCTCCTCCTCTTGTAACATCAGATGCCTTTCCTCTCTACATTGGACAGACAATCCTCATTCAAGGAAACACTGACCCTATTTGGGTGAAGGGCGGTAGTGGCCCACTTGTAGTCCAAGATTACACAGATACGATTGTCCCTTTCAACAGTATTGACCCTCGTGTGTATGCAGGCACACAATCTCTTACAACACAAAGCTTCATCGAAGCAAACTGTAAGAACGGTGTTCAATACGAGCTTGCTACATATGAGACAGCATTCCTTGTAGGAGCTAATAGGGACTTCATCCTCCTCACTGGTGATAAGCCAATCTTGATTAAGAGTAGGATGTTTAGTTTCACAGGTGATGAGCTTAGTGCCACGGTGTATCAGAACCCCACTTACACTGGTGGAACATCAGTTCCATATTACAACCTATCTACAATCAATCCAGTACCCGGATTAGCAACTCTCCTAGGCACTCCTACAGTGACTAACGTAGGAACACAAATAAGTCCTACATACCGACTTCTTGGTAGCCTTCCCCAAGGTGGTCAAGCTGTCTCTGTAACTGAGGCTGAAGGTGGTGTTCCAGAGCTTGAGAGGGTATTGGCAGCTAACAGCGTGTTCTTATTCAGAACAACAAATACAGGCACTGTAACCAGTAAGTTCTCTAGTAAGAATACATGGTTTGAAGGTGATCTGTCTGTAACAACATAAACGTATCCCTTGGTGTACTTAGGGTTATATAGTAAAACTTAATATAGGTATCTTAAATGGCTCTAGGTATGTCAGTCACCTTGCGTAATGCTCGCGGTGCAGCTATTACAACTGAAGCAGGTAATGCTGCTAAGTTCCAAATTTACTCTGGTGTACGTCCAGCTACAGGTGAGGCTATCACCTCTCAAGTGAAGCTTGCTGAGTTTACAATGGGTACTCCATTTGCTACAACCTCTGCTGGTGTAACAACTATCACCCTACCATCGGATACCACTGGTTTAGCAGCAGACACTGCCAGTTGGGCGAGACTTACTAAGGCAGATGGTACTACGTTTGTTATGGACTTCTCTGAAGGTACAGACTTCACACTTAACACCACAACGGTGAGTGTAGGACTTATTGTTAGTATGTCTACAGCTACAATTACTGAAGGCAACGCTTAATTACTAAAAGGACTAGATAGTGGCTATCAAACATACAAAGACAAGTACTATCCCTGACGGGCCTGATGCTGCACAAGTACAACCTAGTGATTGGAATGCTGACCATAGTTTACCTGTATCCCCCGAAAGGTTGTTAGGTAATTCAACTGTGGCATCTGCTGAAGTTGCAGAGTTGTCATTGGGAACTGGTTTGGTGTTTGGTGCTGGTAGTTTAGAGTTACAGCTCAAGACTGTTAATAGTGAGTCGTTGCTGGGTTCTGGCGATATTGTCATTGAGGGCGGAAGCGGGCTTACATACTTTGAAGAATCCCGCAACACCACGTCGCCAAACGCAACTGTGCCAGTACATGCGCTGACTGCTTTAGGTGCAGAGACTGATATTGATTTCGTAGTTTCGCCTAAAGGCACGGGGTCGTTCAGCTTGCAGGTGCCAGATGGGACGGCAGCAGGCGGAAATAAGCGGGGTGCTGGTGCGGTTGATTTTCAGACTCTGAGATCCTCTGCTGTCCAAGTTGCGTCTGGCAACCGCGCCGTTGCCGCTGGGGCATATAATAGCGTGACCGGCGCATATGGGTTTAGTGCTGGGCTATTTAACGTAGTTACTGGTTCGGGAGGAGCTGTAGCATTAGGCTCCAATAACGAGGCTCAGGCACCTAAAGCAGTAGCAATAGGGGATGGTGCGATTGCTGGGGGGGATACGTCATTCTGCACCGGTAGACGCACAAGCGTGCGTGGCGTAAAGGGTGCCACAGCTGAGGGGTGGTCGGAGGGTTACGGGGCGCTGACGCAGATGGCGCGAATCCCGTACAGCAGAGACACATCAGGCGCTACCCCTACGCAGCTCTCTGTAGGCGGCGCAGCCCTGAGCGCGACAACCGTGGCGATAATGCCCAACAACTCAGCCTATTACTGCCGCCTTCGAGTACTGGCACGCAATACCAGCACCAACGAGTCTGTGAGCTGGTCAGGCACTGCCCTAATCAAGCGTGGCGCTAACGCTGCATCTACGACGCTCATTGGCAGCTCACTTACATCCGATTTCGGCGATGCGGCAATGTCAGCCTGTACCGTCACGCTGTCAGCTGATACCACTCGCGGCGCACTTGCTGTAATCGTCACCGGCCTTGAAGGCGCAACCGTCCGCTGGGTCGCCCAACTCGAAACCGTGGAGGCCGCATAATGTGGATCAATCCTGAAACACTCAAAACATCCGAGGAACCTCTGGACGGCTACGAGACAGTCCTCCCCACCCAGCCACCGCTAACCGTCCGCTTAGAAAAAGCTGTATCTGGTACGCCTGAGTTAGTTGACGGCATGTGGTATGAAACGTGGGTGCTTGAGCCACTGACCTACGCCGAGGAGGCGCAGGTAATTGAGGCTGAGCGAGTTAACGGGCTACCGGCACTGCTAGCACCGCGCCAAGCCTTCAAGGCCCAGCGTGCTGAAGCCGTCCAAAACATCGCCGTAACCACCTCTGCCGGAAACACTTTCGACGGTGACGAGGTAAGTCAGGGGCGAATGGCTCGTGCAATTCTCGCTTTACCGGAAGGGCAGACTGTACGCTGGGTTTTACATGACAATACTGAAATCGACGCCACGGGGGCAGAGCTGCGAGAGGCTTTGACTTTGGCGGGTGCCGAGCAAGCCCGACTATGGGTTGGGTAAGCCCTCATTCAAATTAGAACAAATAATAGGTAGGTTATCAATATGTCTGGAGCCTTTTACGCAGCGGCATTTGATAACAACGGGTTCTACACACCAACCCCAGTAGTTGTAAATGTTATATCTACAACAAACAACAGTGTCTCATCAATAGAATGTAAACTTTCTAGCGAAGTATCCCTACTAACAACGCTAAGCAATTCAGAATCTTCGATACAACTAAGTTCAAGTTCTCAAGTAACGATTGATGTAGTTACAGGTCAGGCATATTCAAGTTTAGAGTTGGAAGTTAGTACCAGTGCTACACTGGATTCAATCACTGCTTCAGTAGTCTCAGATATCGAGATTCTTGGTGCTCTTAGCCTTGATGTTACCGCCAACACAGACTCTTGTAATTCAGTTGTAACAGTTAGTACTTACTCACAGGTTAACATAGATGCAGTTACGCAGGATTCAGCCTCTTTAATAAGTTTAGACTCTAAAACTCTTATTTCTATATCTGTAAATACTAACCCAAGTATTTCCCATATAGAGTTGAATATTGGTGAAGTACCGCCTGTTGTAGTTATAAATGCTGTCACTGAAGAGTCTTATGCTTCCATATATGTGGAAAACAATTCTTCACTGACTATTGAATGTAGGACAAGCGATTGCCTATCTGAACTGTACTTAAGTAGTAACTCTACACTTAATCTCAACTCATTTACAAATGATAGTTTTTGTAGTTACAGTGTTACTCTTGAAAATAAAGTAGAACTTTCAACTACAACAAACCAATCAACTTCTAATGTAGTGGTAAGGGTATATAAGCCTACTATACCTAAAAAGGTATTTAACATTAGAAAGGTTGACAGAGTGTTCACTGTAGATTCGGTCGATACTACTTTTAAAATAGATAAACAGATTAGGGAATTTGAGGTATGAAACTACATCAAGCGAGCAGTCTTGTAAAGGGTGAATCCTCTATACTAGACCTAGGGATTAATTGGTCTGATTGGCTAGGGACAGATACTATTATCTCTAGTGAATGGATTAATGATCCAGAGTTAGTTATCTTTAATACAGAAGAAGATGAAAAAACCACTTCTTGCTATATTTCAGGTGGTGTGAATGGGCAGAGTTATAGATTATTTAATAAGATTACAACAGAAAACGGTCTTATTGAAAGTAGGTTTGTTACAATTTCAATAAGGGATTTACCTGTCTGAGAGTTTTACAAAGTTTTACAAAGCGTCTTTGAAATACAGGACGCTTGATAAAGCTGTCTACAAGGAGGATAACTTTGACAAATCAAGCTTATGGGCCTTCAAGCCCGAAACAAAAGATGTTTTTAAACTGTCCTGCTGACATTATAATTTTCGGCGGCGGCGCGGGATTGACCTACAGTCCCTTTCAACAGTAATGTTGATCGAATAACCCATTGAATTCGGTGAAACTCCAGAACGGACAATACCGAGCTAAGCTGATTAATTTCAGAAAGCGTAACGACTATCCCGAAAGGGAGTACACTCAAGTGAGTGGAAGCGGTGGGCATCCTACGGGATGATGATATAGTCTGGTCTGCATAGGAATATGTAGCTGCGAAAGCGGAGAAAGAGTAACGAACTTTCTTGAACAATCATGGTGGTAAATCACATTGTGCTCTACTTAAAGCACTAGGTCAAATTGGCGACCCTCATTTCCGTGCTGTGTTTATTCGACAGACACGTACACAACTAACACAATCTGGTGGCTTGTTTGATGAAGCCAAACAGATGTATAAACCGTTCAAGCCAAAGTTTCACGAACAGAAACTCTCAGCAACTTTCCCAAGCGGGGCAGTGATTAGTTTTGCTGGCCTTGATAGACCAGAAGACAGATATAACTTCGACGGTGGACAATATTCTCTCGTAGTGTTTGACGAAGCTCAACACCAACAAGAAGTAAGTGTTCTCTATCTAATGTCTCGTTTGCGTTCTAAAGCACAAATGAGCAGTCAGCTAGTAATGACTTGTAACCCTCTGTACAACTCCTTTCTCCGTAACTGGGTGGAATGGCACCTTGACCCAGAGACAGGGATTCCTCTGCCAGAGAAGGACGGTGTAATCCGCTTCTTCACAAACGATGGCGGTAAACCTGTGTTTGCTCTTACTAAAGAGGAGATGCTAAAGAAGGTTCCACATATTAAAGAGGAACACATCCTCTCTATGACATTTGTAAGTGCTAATGTGTATGATAACCCAATTGGCATTCAGAAGAACCCTAAATACCTAGCATTCTTGCTTGGTTTGAAACGTATCGAGAGGATGCGTCTTCTAGACGGCTCTTGGTATGCTAAAGAAGAGGCCGCTGGCTACTTCAAAGGGGATTGGTTAGAGATTGTCCCTACAAGGCCAACAGATCATATCATGAAGAGAGTAAGGGCTTGGGATATTAGCGGAAGTATTCCTTCCGAATCTAATCCAAATCCAGACTGGACTGCTGGTGTTCTAATGTCCAGAGATAAGTATGGACGTTACTACATTGAAGACCTTGAACGCTTTAGAGATAGAGCACATGGTGTTCTGGAGAAGATTATCCAGACAGCCATTCATGATGGCCCAACAACAGATATTGTAATCCCTGCTGACCCCGGAGCTGCTGGTAAAGCTTACGCTCAGTCAATCGTTAAAGAGCTTGCTGAACGTGGTTTCTATGCACGTATCTATCAAGCAAGTCAATCCAAAGTGCTGAGATTCCAACCATTCGCTGCTGTAGCTGAAGCTAAGCATGTTTCGATGGTGAGAGGGCCGTGGAATGATGAATTGGTTGACGAACTAGAAGCTTTTGACGGTAGCCGCAAGGTCAAGGACGATATCGTTGACTCCTGCTCAGACGCATTCAAACACTTAGCAAGATCAGCACAAATACCCACCTCTTTCGTATTACCTAATATGCAAAGAGAAAACCCATTCCATGTTTAGGAGGTTAGATGGCAGAGCTTGATACTGCTGGACTAGAATCAGGAGATGCCTCTGTACCCAGAATTAGAATGGGTGAAGTAGGTACAACCGGATTAAAAGTCAGTAATAAAGTTATTCTTGAAGAAGCTCGTACAGAGCTACGATGGCCAAAGGTTATCAACACTTACAAGAATATGCAGAAAGACGCTACAATCAACAGTGCAATCAACCTCTATAAAATGATGTTAGCACGGATTGATTGGAAAGTGGAAGCGCCTAAAGGGGCTACACCAGAACAAGAAAAGAAGGCTGCATTCCTTCAGCAATGTACAGACGATATGGAGGCTACTTGGGCCTCATTCATCCAAGACGTATCTAGTAGCTATGTCTATGGATTCTCTGTACAAGAGAAGGTGTATCGAAGACGCCTTAAAGCTACAGGCTCTAAATTCAATGATGGATTGATTGGCTGGAAGAAACTTCCTATTCGCTCACAAGATACAATCTCTGGTTGGGTATTTAGTGACGATGGTAGAGACTTACAAGCTGTAGAGCAAGACCTCACAACGGTTAATCAGTACGGTAGATACAACTCCCTAAGTGCTCGTAATGGTAATGTTATTACGATCCCTAGGAACAAGTTTATGCTTTTTAGAGTGAACCCTGAGAGGGATAACCCTGAAGGTTCAAGTATGCTAAAGAATGCTTGGCTTGCATGGAAATACCGCACTGGAATAGAAGAACAAGAGGCCATTAACTTCTAGTGGCATACACAGAGAAATCTGGTATGATGACCTCGGAGCCTAGCTCCAAAACCTATCTAATTCAGGGGAAGCCCAAACGAGTGATGTCGTGGGTAATCCTGAGCGAAAACGATTGAATTGCTTCCGAATCTGTAGGAGGCTTAAATGAAAAGAATTGCAAAAACTGATAACTACTTCGTTACTGAAGATGGTGCAGTGATTGGTCAGACTGGTGCAGCACTTACTCCCGATATTTCAAATGCCGGGTATGCAAGAGTCGCTATTTACTACAAAGATGGAAGCGTTAAGAAACACTCTGTACACAGACTTGTGGCAGAAGCTTTTGTCCCTAACGTAGACAGTCTACCTCTCGTTAACCATAAAGATGGTAACAAGCTTAATAACTGTGTAGAAAACCTTGAGTGGGTTAGTCATAAAGGTAATTATGAACATGCCCATGAGAATGGGTTACTTGACAATAGTATTGGTGAAAACCACTACCTCTCAAAGTACACAGAAGCAGAAGTAAGAGAAGTGTGTGAACTGCTTCAGAGCGGTATGCGGAACATTGACATAGAGCGCACCACAGGTGTTCATCGTTCTTTTATATCAATGGTTCGTGCTAAGAAAGCATGGAGACACATTTCAAAAGAATACAATATTCAAGTAAACAGAGCTAAAAGGTTCTCCGAAAGCACTATAAGATGGGTTTGTGATCTTATTGCCGAAGGTAAGACAAACGCCGAGATAATCTCGGAAAGTAGAAATTCCGAAATTAATGCCAACCTTCTACATGGTTTGCGTAAAAGGAAAATCTACACAAATATCTCTAAAGAATATAACTTTTAAATAATCAGCAATTCAATCGTAAGCGTCCAACGACTATCCCGCAAGGGAGTACACCCAAGTGGGTGGAAATGGTAGGCACCCTAACTCAAGTAGAAGGGTGATGATATAGTCTGGCCTGCATGGAAACATGCAGCAGTTCATAAGAGAACGGGCGAAGTGTAACGATCTTCGTCGAACAAGCGTGGAATTACCCGAAATATGGTGGGAACTCCTGTAATAAAAATTCCTGCCATCTATCTTAGCCCCGATGCTACAGAAGAACAGAAATCTATCCGTGATTATTATTACAACATGGTGAGAAACCTTGAACGTAATGAACAATCCGGTATTGTCCTTCCAAACGCATATGATCCTGAATCAAGACAACCTCTATTTGAGTTTGAACTCTTGTCTGTTGCTTCTGGTAAGCAATATGACACATCAGCAATTATCACACGTTGGGACTACAAAATCCTCACTTCTTTGTTTGCTGACTTCCTAAAACTTGGTCAAGATCAAGTAGGCTCTTTTGCCCTTGCTGGCGCTAAAACATCCATCATGGCTATGGCCATTGAAGCTCGCCTTCGTGAGATTGCAGATGTTCTTAACAAAGACCTTATCCCTCAAACATTCGCCCTGAATGGCTGGGATGATGAAGAGCTTCCTAAGTTCACCTACACCGACCTTGACGAAGAAGACTTGGATGAGTTCAGTAAACTTGTACAACGTATTTTCTCCGTAAATGCTATTGAGTTTGATCGTGAGATTGCCAACATCATTCGTGAGAGAGGCTTTGGTGCTACTCCTTACCCTAAAGATCAGCCAGTGGATGAAGATTTGCTTCCTCAAAATAGAAGCAGAGCTGGAGATGGAATGGCTAAAGGTTCTGGTAATGGTACTAGTGATAGTGTCGCCGGTCAAGACAACTCTACAGATAATCTGGAGAACAGTTAATGTCAAAAGCTCATAGTCTTATTAGGCTAACAAATAAGCTTGTTGCAACACCTCAGATGATGGAGGCTCAATACTTTGAAAAGATTGCCTCCCTTCTGGAAGATCGTAATGCTGGAGAGATTCAGCTAGCTCTTGAAAATAAAGCTAAGAGTGAAAGCCGTGAGCTTATTTACAACTCCGATACCAAGGTAGGGATTGTAGAGCTTAAAGGGCCACTTACTTACTTGCACTACCAACCTATGTGTGGCGAATCTCCAACAAGCTATCAAAGTATGCTTGCTGACGTAGAGTCGCTGATTAGCTCTGGTGCAAAGACTATTGTGTTTGATACAGATAGTCCCGGTGGTGAAGCTTACGGTGTATTTGAATCTGCTAAACGTATTCGCACAATGGCTGATGAAGCTGGCGTTAAAGTGATTACTTATGTAGACGGTATGGCTGCTTCTGCTGCTTATGCTCTAGCTTCTATCTCTGATGAAATCATCATGAACCCTTCTGCTGAAGTGGGAAGTATTGGTGTTGTTGTCAGACTTCGTAATACCAATAAAGCAATGAAGACAATGGGTGTTGAAGACACTTATGTTTTTGCTGGTAAATCTAAGATTCCTTTTAATGCTGAAGGCGACTTCGCAGAAGAGTTTCTTAGTGACCTTCAAGAGAAGGTTAACGTGCTCTATGGGGAATTTACTTCCCATGTTGCTCAAATGAGAGGAATGACTCCTGAAGCTGTGACTAACACAGAGGCTAAGACATTCCTTGCCGATAAGGCTATTCAACTTGGCTTGGCTGATAAAGCTATGGAAGTTGAAGAATTCTACTCTTATCTATCAACCGTAGCAAGTGGGGAGACTAATTCCAAAATGCTTACTGCTCGTTTTCTAAATAAATCGAAACAAGGGGATACTGCCAAAATGCAAGAACTCGTAGAACTTCAGGCCGCTTTTGCTGCCCTGACTGATGAAAAAACTCAGATGGAGGCGCAACTGACACAGGCTGTTGAAGCTATGACTGCTGCACAGGCAGAAGCCACCTCTATTAAAGAACAGATGGCTCAATTCCAAGCAGAAGCTGAAGCTGCTCGTTTGGAAGCTGAAGCTGTAGCCGCACAAGCCAAACTAGATGCTCGTCAAGCTCGTCTGGAAGCAAGTGTTGGTAAAGAAGAAGCGGAGGCTTTGATGGCTTCCCTTGGCTCGCTGGAAGATGCTGCATTTGACACTGTAGCTGGCTCCTTTGAGAAGAAAGCAAAAGCCGTCGAGGCAACTGACCTGTTTAAAGAACTGGGCGTAGGTGATCAAGGCGATGAAGAAGCCCTGAGCGATACAGCAAAGATTCTGAAAGCTCAACTTAATAAAGCAAAATCTTAATTAGTTAATTGGAGAAATAAAATAATGACTGTAATCGCTAACGATAGCCAAAGATTGTCGGCCATCATCGCCCACGAATATGAGCCTGCTGTTGCTTATTGCCGTGATGTTGTCGCTGTAACTGTTGTATCTGGTATGAAGATTGGCGCTGTTCTGGACAATGTTGGCGCACTTGTCACCGTCCTCACCACTGCTGATGCTTCCTATGTCCTGATTGATGAGCGTGTTAAAGACCTCGCTCCAGGCACCCACAACTTGCTAGTTCTGTCTCGTGGCCCGGTAATCCTGAAAGATTACATGCTGACCTACGGTACTGATGTAGACACTGACCCTGAGAAAGTTGCAGTACACGCAGCTCTCAAGGCCAAAGGTCTGATCGTAGAAAAAGCTATCTAATCTAAATTTAAGGAGAATAACTAATATGGCACTCGTAAGAAGTTTTGGCGCTAATGGCCAGTTTGAACTGACAGACTACACTGAAGAACTGTTGATGGTTCCTAACCAGTGGGGCTTGGTCAATGAAATGGGCTTGTTCGCCAACGATGGCGTTGCTGATCATACCATCACCGTTGAAGAAATCACCGAATCCGCTGGTCTGATCCTTGACCGCGTTCGTGGTGATCGTAACAACCAAAACAAAGATTTCACCCGTAAGCTGCATAGCTTCCCAATCCCACACTTCCCACTGGATGATTATATCACTCCACAGGACGTACAAGGCAAGCGTGCTTATGGTCAGCCTAATGCTGCTGAAACCTTGGCTGCTGTTCGTGCTCGTAAACTGCAACGTATTCGTCAGTCCCATGCTTGGACTCTTGAAGCTGCTCGTATGCAAGCCCTGACCGCTGGTACTGTATATGCTCCTAACGGTAGCGTATCGGTTAACTGGTTCACCTCGTTTGGTGTTACTCAGAAGTCTGTTGACTTCGTTCTAGGCACTAACACCACTGACGTACTGGCTAAGATTGAAGAAGTAGTTGCCCACATCCAAGACAACCTTGGTAACGGTGGTCAAATGACTGGTGTTATGGCTCTGTGCTCGCCTGAGTTCTTCGGCAAGCTGATTGCTCATGATAGCGTTAAAGCTGCTTACCAGTTCTACGCCTCTACCCAAGAGCCGCTACGTCAGCGTCTGGGCGGTGCATCCACTATGTATCGTGAGTTCTTCCACGGTGGTATGCGCTTTGTTGAGTATCGCGGTAGTTATAACGGTAGTCGCCTGATTCCTGCTAACGATGCTGTTATGGTTCCAATGGGTGTTGAAGACCTGTTCGTAACCTACTACGGCCCAGCTAACAAGTTTGACTTCGTTAACACTGTTGGTGAAGAAGCCTATGCCTTTGAGTTCCTTGATCCTAAAGGCGAGAAAATCGAACTGCAATCTGAGTCGAATTTCTTGAACGTACTGCGCCGCCCAGCCGGAGTAGTTAAGGGTACCACTAGCAACTAAGCAACATTAAGAATTGGAGCCTTGAAAGAGGCTCCTTTCTTTCTAAGAAGGTTTATGACTATCCAGTTGTGAATCTTCTCAAAAAGAAAGGAGAATAGAATGGCATTTACAAACAACCCTGCTTTATCCGCCACAGACAGAGTGCGGTTGATTGTAGGGGATACAGCTACAGAATTCGAGTACCTTTCAGATGAAACATATGAGTATCTTCTGAATAAGTATAACGACAATGAGACAGCAGCAGCTCTTGAAGCTGCAAGATACATTCTTGGTAGCCTTGCTAAATACTCCCGTCAGCGTACAGGTGATATTGAAGTGTACGGTGCTGAGATGTTCAAGAATTATAAAGACTTTCTTATTGAGCTTATCAGAAATCCTCAAATGCTTCTTGACAGAGCTAGAGCTTACGCTGGTGGTATCTCTAAGAGTGATATGATTCAAAACGATAGTAATCCAGATAATCTTTGCCCAACCTTCTATAAAGGGTTTTCACAGGGTAAAAGAATTTATGAGGATGAGACGGAGTTCTTTTAATGAAGAAGAACACCAGAGCCTTGGATAAGATGCTCAAGTCCCTTCGTAAGATGAACGGAATGAAAGTGGAGTGGGGATTCTTCTCTGATACTGAATATCCTGATCCTAGAGGTGAGGCTAGTGTAGCAGAAGTTGCTAAGCTGGTAAATGATGGGCACCAGAACGGTGGTGCATTTCCGGGTACAACTACTCCAGCAAGACCCTTCTTTGATCAAGCTGTTTCCGATAAAGGAAACCACGCTGAGATGCGTAGAGCCATTAAAAGATTACAGCGTCTTGTCTTACAAGGCAAGATCACTCCAGAAGATAAGATGGAAGCACTTGGAGAGCTTGCTGTAAAGCAGCTTAGACAAAGTATTATCAACTTCAGGCCACGTACCCTTAGTCAAGCTACATTAGCTATGAGGGAATGGAGAGGTGAATCTTCTATTGACCCTTTAATTGAATCTGGACTACTTCTTGATTCTGTCGAATACCAAGTTAGAGAGGTGTAACAATGAGCTTAGGGATTTCCCCTCCTTTACTACTTCCTCTAAATGGTCAAGTAGAAATCACTGTAAATAGAAGTAGTGGCGGTACTTGGGTGAAAGGTGTTTATAAACCAAATGCCCCAGTAGCTGTAGTGATGAAAGCTAACATACAACCAGTCTTGAAATCAACAGAGACTATGTTGATGCCAGAAGGTGATAGAAGTAAGGAAATGGTCAAGGTGTACACCACTTCTGCGCTGGTTCAGCGTACAGAGGGTGTTACCCCCACTCAAGGAGATACGTTCGTTTTCGATGGTAAAACATGGGAAGTAATGAAGGTTATCTCTTATAAGATGGGAGTCTTGTCACACTTTAAGAGCATTTGCGTGAGAAGGGAATTAACATGAGCATCTACACAGATTTAAGAGACAAGCTGTATGACAGTCTTGCTTTAGTATTCCCCACTACACAAATCGTACAAGCCTATACAAACGGCCCTGAGGTTCCTACAGAATATATTGTATTTGATGTTATCCAAGTTGATCAGGTTGGAAGAGAATATATCTCTACACTGACAAATTCAATCGGTGAACAACAAATAGTAAGTCAGTTTGAAACGAGAGTTTTATTTGAGTTTGTTGGTAAACAAGATGACGACTTCGTTGCAGCAGATATGGCTAACGAGTTTTATTTTCAAATCGACTCTACCCCAGTACAAGAAGCATTTCTAAAGAATGCCCTTTCTTTTATGCGTAAAGGTAGTGTGAGAAGAGTTCCAAAGAAGCGTGAAACTGATTGGTATATGTGCTTTCAGATTGATGTCTTCTTTGCGTATCAAGTCGAGGCCCGACAATCTGTAGATATAATTGAGACAGTAGAGTTAACTGGTACTTACAAGAAACTAGATAATTCACCTCCAGTTATAATTACACAAATTATTAAATAATACTTGCAAGGAGTAAAAACTATTGAGAAAAGTTGAAATAGGGGAAACCTATAACTATCTTACAGTCGTCTCCGAGGCGGGCATACATGAAAAATTTAAGCGAATGTACTACAATTGCTTATGTATTTGTGGAAACTCTACAGTTGTATCAAAATCTAAACTGGGAATATTTAAAAGTTGCGGCTGCATCTCTAAGAGTAAAGCTCGGCCTGTAGAAGACCCTGTGGGCAATAGGTTTGGTAGATTAGTTGTAACTAACAGGCAAGATACTGGTAAAAGACTTTGCGAATGTATCTGTGATTGCGGTGGAACCGCCTTAGTAGAACTGAGAACATTAAAAGCTGGTGAAAGTCAAAGTTGTGGATGTCTCAGACTAGAGAGGGCTACAGAATCGCAGAAGGAAAGATTTAGGAAATACAGAGCGTCATTAGGTCTTGATCCAGAAACTCTAATTAAGAAACGTGAAACTGGTGGAAGACTCTCTCGTAAGATTTTTGAAAGGGACTCATTCACCTGTGTTCTTTGCAATAATAAGGGGTGCCAATTAAATGCACACCATATACTACCCTTTCGTGGAAACGAAGAATTGGTGTATGAAGAAACCAACCTTGTAACTCTTTGCCGAGAATGTCATTTTGAAGTACACAACTTCAGTTTCGTTTCAGGCGGAATCAACAAAGAATTGACCGATGTACTTGTTACTTACATCAAAAATCAATACTTAAACAAATAGCAGGAATCATGGATTCCGTGGGAGACTAAAATCACAGTTTTAACCGACATTGTTCAGGTGAGCATCAGCAGGGAGACACAAGCAGTAAGTAGAGCTGCTTTTAACATCCCTCTTTTCTTGGCTGAGCATACAGCGTTCGCTGAACGTACACGTACATATACATCCTTTGGCGCTCTCGCTGAAGATTTCCGTTCTGGTTCCTCGGTATATGAAGCTGGTCTTCGTTACTTTGGTCAAGAGCTTGTTCCAGCCTCTGTAATCATTGGCCGTAAGCAGATTGATGGTGTAGACGGTACTGTTGCTACTGTTTCTAATAGCACCGAGTATAGCGTAACCATTAATGGTGTCAAGGTTGCAATCACCTCTGATGCTTCTGCCACTGCCATTGAGATTATCACTGCTCTTGATCTGGCTGTAGCTGCCGAACTCCAAATCACTGGTGTAAACTTCACAGACAACCTTGACGGTACTTTTGAAGTTGATGTTGCAGTGCCGGGTGCTGAGTGGAGTATCACTACTTCTAGCAACCTAAGTATTGTTAAGAAAGCATCCACTGAAAGTTGGTCTGACGCCCTCACCGCTGTTGAGTTCTCTAACAACCAATGGATTGCACTGAACGCTGAAGATCATTCTGACGCTGTTATCCTTGAGCTGGCTGAAGCCATTGAAGCTCGTGAGAAAGTGTATATCACTTCCACCAACTCTGCTGCTGTCAAAACTGCTGTAACCACTGACGTTGCCTCCCAACTGAAAGACCTTGGTTATAACAAGACAGCTATCATGTGGAAAGCCGATGCCGATGCTAACTATCCAGAGTGTGCTTGGACTGCTTATCAGATTCAACCTCTTCCGGGCAGTAACACTTGGGCTTATAAAACCCTCACTGGTACTTCGGTAGATAAACTAACTGGTACTGAAACTGTCAATCTTCTTAATAAGAACGTAAACACTTATGAGAACATTGGTGGTGTAAACGCAACTACTAACGGTAAGATGGTTGGTGGTGAATTTGTCGATTTGAAAAAGGTCGCCTAATCAAGTAATTGGTTAGTGAAAAATCTCTTTAATTGCTGGAATCCCGCGAAGGTGTGTTGACTACAACGTAAACTTGAGATATAGTTAAGCGTGAATGTCTGAGAACAATACATTATGTGGCAATCAGCAGCCAAGCCCTGATGAGGGGAAGGTTCAACGACTAGGCAGGAATGCCGTAGCCTCAAGTGAGGCGAAATGGGAGACACCCTACTTGTTAAGAGGGTGAAGATATAGTCTTGTCTTACATGAAAGTGTGAGTGGAGTTTATGTAAAAGTAAACCAGCAAAGAGTTAACGCCTCTTTGTGAAAGTAACGGTTATGATTGGTGTACTTTGGCTAACCGCTCGTATGCGTGAACGTATCTGGTTCCGCTTGGTTAATACTTCAAAAATTGCCTATACGGCGGCTGGAGTTTCTATTATTGAAGCAGAAGTAAGAGCGCAGATTCAAGAAGGTATTCGTAATAACTTCCTGGCTGATAGTCCTGCTCCTGTGATCAGTGTACCTGATGTTTTGGCTGTTGACCCTAACCTCCGTGCAACCCGTACTTTGGAAGACTTGAGTTTTGAAGCTCGCCTAGCAGGCGCTATTCACTACGTCAAAATCCAAGGTAAAGTTTTCGTATAAGGAGTTAGGAAATGACACAAAGACTTCAAACTTACAGCCCTAATAGTGTTAGTGTGATTATCACACACCCTGCTACTGGGATTGTGCACACTGTATCAGGTTTCAGTGAAGATAGCATTGTTTCTATCGAAAGAAATGCTGAAACATTCACCATGTACTACGGTGCAGATGATACCAAGACTCGTATCTTTAACAGTAATAGCTCTGCTACAATCACTGTTCCTCTGCAACAAACTTCCAACAGTAACGATATCTTTAGTTTGCTGTACGAGTACGATAGAGCACGTCTGAACTCAGATGGCTTGTTCTCTCTGCAAATCAAAGACCTTACTGGACGTTCTGTCTACTTCTCTGACGAAGCCTACATTGCTATTGTACCTAACAGTGCTTTCAGCAACTCTATGGAACTTCGTGAGTGGGTGATCCACGCTGCTTCGCTCAACACCACCATTGCTGGTAACGCTCGCTTCAGTGCTGACGATGCCAACTCTGTTGCTGCTCTGGGTGGTACTGTTGGAGCACAGTGGACTCCATAAGGAATCCATTAAAGTGAATAGGGGCTGGAAACAGCCCCATTTCTAAGAGGCGAATATGGCAAGTATTGCTCTATATTCACCTAAAGATGTTACAGTCCTCTTAGGTGGATTCTATAAGCTAGATGGATATGCATCAGACACATTCATCAGTATTAGAAAAGATGTAAAGCCATTTGATGCCATGAAGAGCATGGATGGTGAACAAGCCCGCATTTATCGCAAAGACGAAGGTTACACAGTCGAGCTGACCTTAGCTCAATCGTCTTCTGCAAACAATATCCTCTCGGCAATCTACAACGTAGATGTTGCAACGCAGATGGGTAAGTTTCCCCTTTTTATTAAAGATCAGAAAGGTTCCACTACATTCTTTGCTGGTACAGCATGGATTGAAGATATTCCTGACACTTCTTTTGGTGCATCCTTGACAACCCGTACATGGGTGTTAGGAACCTCTGAAGCAGCCTTGAGTATCGGTGGTAATCAGGAAGGCAACACTGTACTAGACATTATTGGTCTTGGTGCAAGTGCTCTCCCTATTCTCAGTGATCTAGGAGTTATCTAATGGCAGCTCAAGTTAAAACTTATAAACCAGCTGACCTAAAACTCTTTATCGCTGGTGATTACCAAGTAGGTGGTATCGTTAGTATCTCTATGTCTTTTCCAGAAAGATATAAGATCATTAAGGGGATCAAAGGACAGCATTCAAGAGTTAGAACACAAGATACATCCTGCACTCTTAGTGTAGAACTTTTACAAACCTCCGTTGCTAACGATGTTCTGTCAGATATTATCTCTCAAGATATTACTACAGGGCGTGGCAGACTAAGTATCTCTCTAGAGGATACAGCAGGGACAAGTAAAGTACAAACAGAGAATGCTTTTGTTTCTAGCTACTCAGAACTAAACTATTCAACCGAACTATCTACTCGTACTTGGACTATTCAAATGTTGAATACCAACGTAATCTGGGTTGGTGGTAACTCTAGATCAAGACCTCAATTCTTAGAAGATATTGCTGGGTTCCTTGGAGCTGGAGTAGACAAGATTGCACAAGCGGGTCAATCAGCAGTGAAGACAGTATCTTCTGCTATTGGCTTTTAACTACATTCCTAAGGAGGAACTTATTTTATGATTAAGCAAAAGACAACTACTATCAACGGCGAAGAATTCCTGTTGTCCACTATCCCTGCCACTAAAGGGATTAAACTTCTAAAGCAACTGACTAAGCTTATTGGCCCATCTTTCACAGAACTCTTGAAGGGCGGTGAATCTGATGAGAAAGCTGATGCAAATCCTATGGGATTGGCTATGGAGAAATTGTTTGATAACCTTGACACTGTAGACGTAGAAAGCCTTATTAAAGAGCTTGTATCTGCAAGTGCTACTAAGGGTAGTATGGCCATTAACTTCGATATGGAGTTCTCTGGTGAGTATGGCAAGCTGTTCACTCTGGTGAAAGAGATTGTGGAGTTTAACTACGGCTCGGTTTTTACACTGTTCGGTTCAGAAGAAAGCAACTAATCTCTGAATCGGACAAGATCGTTAGTAATGAAGTGAGAAGGGTTTCTAAAGAGTTTTCACAAGACTTTGATATCTTCGCTATTATTACGAGTGAGCTGAAACTTGCTACATTGAATGATCTTCAAACAATATACGATGTAGAGGATATGTATGACATCCTTGAAGTTATGGATGCTCACCATACATTGACAGCTCCAACACCAGCTCCTAAACAAAAACAATAGTAAACGAATGGTGGAATAATGGCAAGACAAAAGATTGCTGATTATTTTGCTCAGATTGGTATTAAGGTAGACCAGAAGTCTATTGATCGTCTGGGCAAATCTTTAGATAATATTGAGCGTGGTCTTCATAACATGGAGGCTGGCGCTAAGAAGTCTGCTAAACAAGCTTCTAGCTTAGTTACACAGAATAAGAATTTAAACAAAGCTATCTCTGATGGTAATAAGGTTCTTAATAAAAGAGCTGCTGTTACTAGAAAGATACAACAAGCAAACAACAAAGTTAGTAGAGCTTCCCAACAAGCAATGTATGATAAATTGTTTGGGGAAGGGGCTACAAGGCAAACTAGGAAGTGGTCTGGCCCCGGAGCAGTTGGTAAGAATGCTAAGGCTTGGCAAACAAACTTCAGGGAGAGTGTAGGTAGACTAACTGGTGGATCGTCTAATATGACGAACAAAGCCAGAAATGCCCAGCAGGCAATGTACAATCAGTTGTTTGGAGCTAAGCAATCTGCATACGAGGGTATGGATAAATCTCACGCTGCTGCAATGCGTGAAGATATGCGGAGATCAAGAGCTGCACAAAACTTAGCTAGAATCCAAGAGAACGTAGCTAGACGTGAAGCTATCATGGCTCAACGTACAGCAGCTATCAGAGAAGCTGGGGCTAAGAGAGCTGCTGCTATTATCACTGCTGCTGAATTGAAAGCTCAAGCCATTGCTTCTAGAATGGGAGGGGGTGGAGCTGGAAGACCGGGTGGTAGAGGTATGTTTGGCGGTGCTACAGTAGGTGGTGCTGTCGGAGCTGCTTCTAGTAGTATGTCTGGATTACTTCCGGGTTTCGGTGCTGCATACGCTGCTGTCAACTTCAATAAGATTGGACAAGAGCTTAAGTCTGTAGAGAACGCTTTGCTGGCTGTATCTGGGTCAGAACAAGCAGCAGCAGAGAACATGGCTTTCCTCAACTCTGTAGGAGCAGAGATGGGTAAAACGGTAAGAGGTCTTGGGCCTGAGTTTGTTAAGCTCGCAGCTTCCATTCAAGGTACAGCCCTTGGCGGACAAGAACAAACAATCTTCAAATCGTTTATGAAATACGGCACTGTGATGGGTCTTGATGAAGAGGCCATGAAAGGTTCTTTTCGAGCAGTGTCGCAAATGGTAAGTAAACAACAGGTTTATGCGGAGGAACTTCGCGGTCAGTTAACATAATAGCTGACTTTAAACTCATTTAATTGCTGGAAACCCCTTAGAGCTTGACAAACTACAACGTGGATAGTAATATCGAGCGTGAATGTTTGAAAATTGTCAAGATTGGGCGATCAGCAGGTAAGACAACTACAAACTCCAGAATGACTAAGTAAGGAGAATTATATGAAAGAAATTCCATTTGCAAAGAACTACAAGATAGATACTCAGGGTAATGTTTTTAGCCTTCACAGAAACAGGTTAATGAAACCCAGACTCATTAGGAATGGCTATTTAAGGGTTAATATTAAATGTGACGATGGTGTAGCTAGAGCTTTCCTGATACACAGACTTGTAGCTCTAACTTACATACCAAACCCAGACTTTAAGAGTGAAGTCAACCACATTGACGGGATTAAGACAAATAATACCTTATCAAACCTAGAGTGGGTTACAAGGGAAGAAAATCAGCAACATGCTTTTTCTAACGGACTTAACACTAATGTTGGAGAATCAAACGGTAGATCAATCCTATCTAGTGATCAGGTATTAGAGGTTTACTGGAAGTTATATAACGGGGCAAGAAACTCTGATCTTGCTAAAGAGTACAACCTTTCAAGAACAGCAGTTATGGAGATTAAATCCAAAACTAACTGGACTGAGATAACAAAGAATTTACCAGATATTCCAATAAAGGCTAAGTCCGAAAGGTTGTCTGAGAAAACGGTGGAATGGATTTGCCAAATGATAGAGAGGGGCGTAGGCCCGAAAGAAATCTATGATTTGTGTACAAACAAGAGTGTGAAACTTGATCATATCTACGATATAAAAAGACGTAGAGGTTTCAAACATATATCTTGTAAATATAGTTGGTAGTTGTAAACTTCAACGACTAGCCTACGGGCGTACACTCAAGTGAGTGGAAATGGTGAGGTTGCGCACATGTGCAACAAGATATAGTCTGGTCTATATGGAAACATATAGCAGCTTGAATAAAGCGGGGAGAGATTAACGACCTCTCCTGAACACAAACGTAGCTGAAAGATTACCAGCAGCAGTTAGAATTGCCGCTGAAGTTATGACTGGTGGAGACACCAAAGCTCTTAACAAAATGATGGAAGCTGGACAACTTGACCCTAATGAAATGCTACCAAAAATGGCAGCTTACATGGAAAAGATGTCTGAAGCAAACAATGCATACCAAATTGCGCTCGGTACATCTATTGTTGCTCAAGGAAGGATGAACTTCCAGTTTGAAAAGTTTGTAGGTATATTCTCCAAGAATGGTGGTGAGCAAGGGTTTGCAAAAATCTTTAACTCCCTCTCAGATATTATGAGGGATAACTATGAAATGGCGCGAAGGTTGGGAGGTGTTTGGAATAACCTAGGAGATGTTTTTAAAAGGGTTGTGGTAGGCATTGACAACATAATAGGCGGCTTTTCAAGGATGGCTAGGTATTTTGAGGTTTCAGACGAGGGGATGGCAGGAATAGCAGGAATGGCTTTACTTCTTGCCGCAAGGTTTGGTAGAATCGCAGCAGCCGCAGGTATACTATTCCTTGTACTGGAAGATATCTCTGTTGGTCTGAAGGGCGGTGAATCTTATACCAAAGACTTCCTTGAATTTCTTCAAGATAATGCTTGGGCTGAGATAGGCTTGAAGACTACAGCATTTGCTGTGGGACTTGGGTTGATCGCCTCCAACTTAATCAAGATTGCTGGTGGTATTGCTGCTGTCAATGGGGCAGGTGCCGCTGGTGGAATGGTAGGAGGAATACTTAGCGTGATAGCCAAACACCCACTAATTGCAGCCTTGGTAGCTGCAACAATCGCACTGAATGTTGCCCATAGTGTGTATGCTTCAAAAGCTGAAGAGCACCTTGAAAAAGTTAAGAGTTCTGCTGACTTCCCTACAAGTACAGCTATCTCTAATCTCCAAGAGAAAGTCACTATGGATAACCTGAATCGCCCGGCATTTGATCCTTACAGAACATCTTCTTATAATCGACTGCCCGGTGTAAACGCCCCCATGATGATGGTAGATAAAATTTCCATTAGTGTGGATGGTGGGGGTGATCCGCAGAAGACAGCTGACCTTGTCTTGGAAAAAATCAAGGAATATTCATCTAATGCGATGAAGAACCTACCAGTTACGGAGTAACAGATGATAGCACTAAAGCTAGAGTCTGGTGATGTTGTTTGGATGGATGCTGTACTTTCCTTCTCGGAGAGCTACAGCTCTTCCGTAACTAAACACCAGATTGAAAGTGGAAGTAGTATTTCCGACCACATTATACAAGACAACGCTAAGTTTTCTATCTCAGGGGTTGTCACTGAAGTAGATTTCTGTAAGACATTTGATTTACAGAAGATATCTCAGGATGTTATTCCTAATCAGGAGAACATTAAAAACCTTGAGTTCCAACCAACACAAGTTCTTATAGGTTCTTCTCAGCAAAATCCTCTTGTGAAACTTCTCCCAAGCTCCATTAGTCAGTTTATTGGTAACGACTCACCTCCAGAAGTTGTAATGGGGGCTGTAGCTTTTGAGAAGAATTCAACAAGTGTTTATGAAACCCTTAAGAGTATTATTAACGGATTCACAGAAGTTACTGCTGATAGAAAAACCATTAAGAGAAAACAAGTAGTATCTCTTATGGAGTTTGACACAGACTTCACTGTAAAGAATCTATTTGATAATTGTGTATGTACATCGCTTAGCTTTGCACAAGACCCTGAGAGTGGTGATGCAATCTACCCTCAAATGTCTTTTGAACAAGTTAGGTTTGTTGAGCTAATGAAAACAACATTCCCAACTAACCGTATTTCCTCAGACGTTAAGAATAGTGGCTCAGAGAAAGCACAGAAAGGGAATCAGCCTGCTAAAGAGTATGACATTCCTCAGGGTATTGCTGCTCCTGCTAAGACTGAAACCTCTAGCTTGAAGAATGACTCGTCTATCTTAAAAGATTTAACTAAACAAGCTACAGGGGGTTAACGTGGCTCAGAAATTTACAGAGCTTCCCCTCTATTCAGACTCCTTCTACGAATACCGTATTGCTTTAGAAGATGAAGCAAGAGTGATCACATTCCGTTGGCAAGATAGAACATCCTCTTGGTATCTAGATGTTAAGCAGGATGATCTAACTCCTATTGTTCTAGGCATTAAAATCGTCCCTTACTACCCTATCCTAGCTGACTATCAGCTTCAGGGCCTTGGCATCAATGGGTACTTTGTTCTGGTAGACAGCGGGGATTTCGTTACGGATAAGCTAGACACTTCTCCAGAAGCTCTTGCCCAATACTACAGACTATTTTATATTTATGAGGAAGAAGATTAATGCTACAGAGACAGCGTATTTATGAGCTGATCTTAGGTGATTACAAAAGTAAGAATAAAGACGCTATCAGTATCACTAATCTTCAAGTCACCTTTGATGTAAGTAAGTCAAGCGATAATAAAAGAAAAAGTAACTCAGCTAATATTGAAGTGTATAACCTCTCCAATAACACTATTGCTAAACTAGACTCAACTGAGTATTTAGGAGTGAGTCTGTCTTGTGGTTATGAGGATACTGGTCTTGTGAATTTGATTACAGGACAAGTCACTCAAGTAACTACAAGACGTAGCGGTACAGATAAAGTTACTACTATTGTTATTGGTGAAGGGTACATTGAGCTTAACCAACAATACTTGAAAGGTGTTACTCCTGCTGGCTCTACAGTTGAACAAACAATTGAAGAGATTAGAAAGCAGATGCCCGGTATTGTAAAAGGTGGTTATGTTGGACTAAATAAGAACCAACAGTGTCTGTATGGATATCCCCTAACAGGAACTCCTAGACAAATGCTTAGTGAAGTGTGTGAAGCTAATCGTATGGAGTATCGGATTGACAGGGATGCTTTATATGTCTCAGATGAATCACAGCTTACAGATAAGAACCTCACTACAGCTTTCATCCTAAGTGAAAACACTGGTCTTATTGATATCCCTTACAGAACTACAGCAGATGGGGCTAAGCTGAAAGGAGATAAGACTAAGCGTAAAGGAGTTCAATTCAAAGCTCTCTTGAACGGAAGAATCTTCCCCGGAAGTCCTGTAGTCATTCAGAGTACTCTTATCACAGGAACATTCAGAGTTGTGAACGCTAGATATTATGGTGGTTATAACGATAATGATTGGTATATTGACTGCTTCTGTGAAGAGATACTAAATGGAGATATACCATCATGAATGATGTTTTTGAAGAGTTGTCTCGTACAGGCTTCTTATCACAGATGAGCAACATCTATACTTGCCTCCCTTGTGTAGTGGTTGGTAACTCTAACATTGCTTCTCAGATGCTAGATGTACAGCCTGTAGTTAATAAGAGATTTAAGAATGACACTGTAGAGCAACACCCTCCAATCCTTAGTATTCCAGTGATATTCCCATCTAGCTCTACATCAGCCTTGACATTCCCAATCAGTATTGGTGATACGGTGTTGTGCGTATTCAGTCAACGTGGACTAGACACATTCAAGAACTCAAGTTCAGACTCAAGGTTTGTAACACCAACAGACTTTAGGAAGTTTGACAAAAGGGATGCAATAGCAATCCCCGGATTATTCCCATTCTCTGAGTCTATTAATAATGCTACCGTAAGAAGTCTTCCTCATTCAACAAGTGATTTGGTGGTTGCTCATAACTTGGGTGGTGCAGAGGTTGAGCTGAGAATGCGTCCAGATGGGAGTGTACTTCTCAAATCACCCACTGCTATCACTGTAGAGTGTCAGAAAGCAGTTGTCAATGTCAGCGCTTCTACAACCATCAATTGTCCAGCAACTGAGTGGAGTGGAAACCTTACATTCAATGGGGATGTTACCCTGAACGGAGCACTTACACAACTAGGTGTTTACTCTCTAGATGGTATCAACATGAATGCTCACGTACATGGTGGTGTTCAACCCGGCCTAAGTAATACATCCGTCCCTCAATAACTAGGAGATAAATATGACAGATATGCGATTAGATGATGATCCTCTATCTCCTACTTATGGAGATTTATTGTACGACAACACCGGAGCCACTACTACACTAGATCAAGCTGACAGTGTAGCACAGAAGTTGAAGATAAAGCTATCTACCTTTCTAGGTGAGTGGTTTATCAACACAGACAACGGTGTTCCCTATTACCAAGAGATATTTGGTAAGGTGAGGAACAAACAAACCATCGACCTTATCTTCCAACAAAAGATTCTAGAAGAGCCTGATGTTGTAGAACTTACAGAGTTCTTTAGTGATGTCTCCAATGGTAGAACATACACAATAAACTTCAGAGTTAGAACAACTCTGGGGCAGATTACAAATAATATCCAAGTGAACGCAGGAGCCTAAAATGGCAGGACTTACACCAGAAGGACTTACAGTTCTCAGACTGCCAGAGGTTGTTGAAGAACTTAGAGATAAAGCTAGAGAAATCTGGGCAGATACAGTGCCTGAAGGCGAAGTTGTTAACGTAGAAGACAACTCTGCCATTGGTAGGCAGATTGGTGTTGTAGCACCGTCAGGGGCTGATCTGTGGGAAGCTGTACAGCAAGTGTACGACGCTTTCAATCCAAACACAGCAGTTGGGGTTGCTCTGGATAACATTGTTGCTCTTGGTGGTATTACAAGAATCCCGTCTTCCCCTACAAGAGCTACTTGCCTTGTTACAGGGAGTACAAACATTATTATCCCTGCAAACTCAAAGGTTACAAGCTCCACTAGTGGTAAGACGTATTCAAACTTACTCCTTACTCAGCTATCTGTTGTCAGTGCTACTGGTGTAGGTGTTAACCCTATCTCAGTGACAAACAATACAGTGTATACATTGTCGTATAGAGAAGCTAATGATATCACCAACATTGATGTTAGTGTCACTACTCCCATGAGTGGTACAACGCTCCTTTCTCTGTTTAATCAGTTTGAAGTGCTAATTGCAGGCAGCTTCCCAGCTTTAAAAACATCAGTAGTTAACAACATATTATATGTTGAGAGTGTTGACCCTTTCCAGCTATTCACCTACTCCAGTTCTGCTAACCTCGGCATCATAAAAGTGATTAAACCTCTGGTGTTTACCGGAGATGAGGTTGGCCCTGTAGAGCAACCAGTGGACACTATTGATACCATTTCCACTCCTGTACTCGGATGGGACTCTATAAGCAACCCTGTAGAGGCTGCTATTGGTAGTTTCATTGAGACAGATTCAGAACTGAGAGAAAGGTTTAGAAACTCTAAGTTCGACAAGTCTACTAACGTAACCGAAGCTCTTTATAGTGCAATTCTTGGCATTCCGGGTGTACAAGACCTCAGAATCTATGAGAATGACACCAATGTCACTGATGGTAATGGTGTACTAGGTCATAGTTTCTTAACCATTGTAGATGGAGGTTTAGGCTCTGCTATTGCTCAGGCCATTTGGGGTAATAAACCGATTGGGATTCTGAGTCAAGGGAATACTACAGTGACTGTCTTGGACACTCAAAGGTTGCCTCATGATGTTAACTTCTCAAGACCTGTTCCTGTAACAATCTATATTGAACTGTCTCTTACCACCAACTCCCAATTCCCTCTTAATGGGGAGGATGCTATTAGAGATGCACTTATTCAATATATCGGTAATCTGAAGATTGGTGATGATGTTGTATATAGTAGACTTTATACCCCAATCAACAGTATTCCGGGTCATCAAGTTAACAGCTTAAATATCTCAACCTCCCCTTCACCTGTAGGAATGTCCAACCTCACTATTGATTTTGATGAGCTTGCAATGACTGACTACTTAGCTATTACTTTCGTATGAGGGGATTATGAGTGAGATAAATGAATTTGAAGTTGTTGAATACCTAGAAGAAGCTAGAAGTCGTTACACAGAAGTCTTCAAGAATAAGCCAATGTTCGATAAGTTTGTACAGCTAATGCTTGAAAATAGTATTGATGTGCAACTTGCCTTGAAAGACCTTATGCAGAAGAGAAGTATTGACACTGCTGAAGGTGTTCAACTAGACATTCTTGGGGATATTGTAGGACAACCGAGAGTACTTATTGACACAGCCCTCCTAGAGTATTTTGCATTTGATGGGGTACTAGATGGTAAGAGTTATGGGGATTTAAACGATGGTAGTGTAGGAGGTACTTGGTATTCACTTGGTGATCCTCTAGCTGGTAACACACTTCTTAATGATGAACAGTATAGATTATTCATTAAAGCTAAGATTCTAAAGAATAGAACTAACGCCACACCGAATGATTTTCTAAATTTCATTGGTTTTGTGTATGGTACAACACTCAATTCTGTAATTACAGAGGGTAATGCTGAGTTCACTATTCTCGTCGGTAAAGAGCTTAATTCTTTTGAGAGAGCACTACTAACTTACACCACAAATTCAGAAGGGTATGATGTCCCATTCATCCCTAAACCTGTAGGGGTGAAAGTTAACTATGGGCAGTTTTCAAGTGATAATTTCTTTGGGTTTCAAGGGATTCCCGGAGCTAAAGGTTATGGAGATTTAGTGGAAGATATCCCCTTAGAGGAATCTCTTATTCTCGATTTTGCTAACCAGCAGTATATCGTATACGAAACATCTTACACAATAGTTGGAGGAGGTAAATATGCAACACTATTCTAGTGAGAATTTTATATGACGATGGTTAATAAACCCTTTGGTGATATTATCACCTTCACCAGATCATCAACCGGCACCTACTTTGACGCTAACGGCATGCTGCAAGTTGCCGCAGTAAACCAGCCACGATTCGATCACGACCCAGTGACAGGTGCTCCGCTTGGCATCTTGATTGAAGAGCAGCGGACGAATTTGCTGACGTATTCGAATGATTTTGCGAATGCGGTTTGGACTAAATTGGCATCGACTGTGGTTGCAAATGCTGTGCTTTCTCCTGATGGCACACTCACAGCATCTAAGCTGCAAGAGGATTCATCGCTTAGTAATCACACGCTAGGCAGATCAGTCATGCCGACTGCCGGGCAGGCGTACACTTATTCTGGATTTGTAAAAGCTGCTGAGCGTGGCTTCGTAATGGCCGGATTTGTCGGAGGGGGAATTTCTACTGCCCCCCTTCATCGGTGTAAACCTCTCCACTGGAGTCGCTACAGTTGTGAGTGGGTCGCCTACATCTTACTCCGCAACAAATGTTGGGAGTGGTTGGTGGAAGGTTTCCGTAACAGCGACTGCTGTTGATACGAGCGCCCTCAGTCCCGATTTCCGCATATCAAAAGATGGTCTATGGGCTAACCGTTTATATCAAGGAGACGGCACCTCCGGCATCTACATCTGGGGCGCCCAACTCGAAGCAGGCGCCTTCCCCACCTCTCTCATACACACGACAGACGCACAGGTCACCAGGGCAAGCGATATCGCGAGTGTTAACACGCTGTCGCCTTGGTATCGGGCGGATGAGGGGACGTTGTTTGTGGAGGCAGCGCCATCGGGGTTTGCGCCGGCAGCCAACACTGGCTGGCTAAGATTGGATGACGGCACTACGGCGAACGTCATTGAGATTCGCAGTTGGGGTCCGCTGAAATCTATAGCGGCAGGCAGAAACGCCGGAGGCGTGGCAGGCAGCATCATTGAAGCGAACAACCAGTTGAGTATTGGCACTATTTCGCGGGTAGCGCTCACCTACGACGCTACGACTGGCACCCTCGCAGAAGGGGGTGACCTACTTGGGTCGGCTGCATATTCGGCCCTCCCGTCAGGGATTAACCAACTGAGAATTGGTCTCCGGACAGGCGGAGTGCCCTTCACTGGGCATATCAAACATATCCGCTATTTCCCAAGCCGTCTAGCCGACTCCGAATTACAGGAGATCACCGCATGATCGACTACTACTTAAGCGTACCAACCGAAGCCGATATGCCTGAAATTCCAGAAGGTGCAACTCTTGACGTTATCGGCACTTGGTCAGACTACGACGCGGAAACCGAAACAAGCACCAATAGGGAAGGCTGGCATTTTAATGTGCGCTCGCATGACCCTATCGAATGGCCTGAGAATGTCGTGCGATCTGAGCCAGTAAGCCCGTGGAGGGTTTTTGGGTGAGCATGTGTTGTTGAAAATATTACACTCCCGTAAAGATCAATTTAAGGAAATAAAATAATGGCATTAATTACAAAGCCTAATATGCAACAGGTTTGGGCTTCAGGTGGGGATATTGTAGAACCATCTGACCTCAAAAAGCAACAGGGGTGGACTGTAGAAGTTCCCCCGCACCAGTTTGAAAACTGGATTCAAAATAGACAAGATGAATATCTTGCTCACATTAACCAGCGTGGTATCCCTGCTTGGGACGGACTTACTAACTATGAAGCCGGTGGACTATCTTATGTTCAAGGTAGTGACGGTAAGGTTTATAAGTCTGTTGCAGCCAGTGGCCCCTCTAGTGTAGTAAGTAATCCTACCACTGATGGTACAGATACATACTGGACTGTTGCATTTGCTGATGTAGGAGCATTCCTTACTCAAGCTGCTGGTGATACTCGTTATACGCAACGATCCAATAACCTTAGTGACCTCCCCAATGCTGCAACTGCTCGCACAAATCTTGGAGTGGATGCAGTAATAGCTGCACTACCTTTTACTAAAGGTTTTACCAGCTCCGAACAAGTTATTACACTTGCTGGATCATTAACAATAGCACACTCACTATCAGCCTCTCCTAAACTTCTTGCTGGAGAATACGTATGTAAGACGGCAGAGCATGGTTACTCAATTGGAGATGTGTTGGTAATGGGATTTTATGGGGACTCCTCTTCTACAGTAGGTGTCGGTACATCTGTGGTCAAGGATGCTACAAACCTTTATGTGAGGTTTGGATCGGCACCGCCAGTAATTATCAATAAAACAACTGGCTCATCTGCTTCAATTACTGTAGGTAATTGGAGATTTGTACTGAGGGCATGGGCATGAAATACTGTACTAATGCTGAAGGAGTTTATCTTGGTGGTTGGTCAGAAGATATCCCAGAGGATGCTATAGAGGTTCCAAGTCCACCTGATGATGCCAACTCCAAGTATGTCAACGGCACTTGGATACCCGTTGCGCGTATACCCACCAAGGTTACTATGAGGCAGGCTCGCCTTGCTTTGCATAATACAGGTAGGCTTGCAACAGTAGAACTTGCAATTAATACACTCCCAGAGCCACCTCGCACTGCGGCTCGTATTGAATGGGATTATGCAAGCGAGGTACATCGTGATTCCCCCTTTGTCACTCTTCTAGGTGCAGCACTTGAGCTTGACAACCAATCGCTTGATGATCTATTCCTTAAAGCAAGAGAGTTATAACAGTGAACATTGTAAGGGCTACGCTTTTGTGGCTCTTTCAATTCATTACACAACTTGTAGGGATTGTATTGGGTGTCTTCTTTATACCCATTTTCCTACTATTTGTAGATGATTCAAAGAAAGAGCTTACCTATAGAACAGATGGTGTAAATGAATGGTGGTTGAGAACACTACCCAAGTTTGCCCTGTTCTGGAACAATAAAATTGATGGTACATTAGGGGATGACAACTTTCGTTGGGCTTCAAGGGATATCCCATTTGGTTTAAAGAATACATCTTTTCTTGGGCAATATTGGTGGATGGCTTTCCGTAACCCTTTCAACTACTTCAAACGCTTCATTCTTGCTTGTGATGTTCGTAAGGGCATCGTAGAGAAGATTGCTGGTCAGGATTATGTTCGTGATGATCTTAGGTCTACAGGATGGCAATTCTTGAAGTGTGGCAAATATTACACATTCTACGGTGTTTGGAAATGGAAATGGTCTGACACTCATGCTGTTGTAATCCAGCTTGGGAATAAGTTTGACTTACAAGACAATTTCAAAGCTTACCCTTCAGAGCAAGAGTATAAATACTTCAAGGGTTTCACTTTTGAAATTTCCCTTTACAAATCCATAGTATAGGAGGGTTTGCAATGAATTATAAAAGAGTTTACGACTCTCTTGTAGAAAGAGCAACCCCACGGGGTTTAAACAAGGGGCTATTTGAAGGCTACTTTGAAAAGCATCATGTCCTGCCTAAATGCATGGGTGGTAACGATAGTGCCGAAAACCTAGTGCTCTTTACAGGAAGAGAGCACTTTATAGCTCATAAATTACTATGCAAGGTTTACCCAGAGCAGAAGAATCTCTTCTTTGCACTCTATCAAATGTCCATAGACCCTAATGATAGGGGTTATAAAGTTTCTTCCAGAGAGTATCAAAACCTTAAAACGGCATTCTCCGAGAATCAGAAAGGTGAAAATAACCCTTCGAAACGGGAAGAAGTTCGCATTAAAATGTCTAGAAGCAAGAAAGGTAAACCCAGCTTTTTTAAAGGTAGAACTCACTCAGAAAAGGCCAGAAAGATTTTATCAGAAAAGGCAAAAATTAACAATACTGGGGAAGGAAACCCTATGTATGGTAAAACGCACTCTGAAGAGGCTAAGAAAAAGATATCCGAAAAGAATAAGGGCAAACCCAGTCCCATGAGGGGTAAAACCCATTCTGAAGAGGCTAGAAAGAAAATGTCTGAAAAGTCGAAAGGTAAGCCAAGGCCGGACGTATCTGAAAGGGCTAAACTTCGAAATATACGCCCATGGGAAACGCCACATGCCAAGTCTGATCTCAGTATCTTAAAGTTTTGGGCTGATGCTGATAAAGTATATGATGTCTGGATAGATAATAAGGATATAACCTACAGCTTCTTAAGGAAACGGCTCGGCAGCGATCATGGGTACACTTCTTGGAGAAACTTAGTTAAGCGCTTCCTCTCAGGATGGATACCTGTACAGGATAGTAAGTGGGTAGAATTCACTTTTGAAATAAATCCGTACAAGGATATTAGTTGATGAAATTTAATCAGAAGATAGCTAAACACTTGTCAGGAATTGGTCTGAGTGCTGCTTTAGTCTTAGCAGGGGCTGGCACAGTATCTTACTATGAAGGGGTTAGTAATAAAGCCTATCTTGACCCTGTAGGAATCTGGACTATCTGCTACGGAGAAACTAAAGGTGTGGCTAAGGGAGATTACAAGACAGGTGAAGAGTGTCTAGATTCTCTTGCTGAAGAGCTTACAGAACACCACAAGAAGATGGTGGTGTATATCAAGACTCCAATCAGTGAGAAAGAAGAAGCTGCTTACCTCTCTTTCACTTACAACGTAGGTGTTGGAGCTTTCTCTAAGTCAACACTGCTCAAGAAGTTGAATAGTGGGGACAGAGCTGGAGCTTGTAATCAGTTGCTGCGTTGGGATAAAGCTGGGGGTAAGAAGCTAAAAGGTCTTACTCTTAGGCGTCAATCTGAGAATAAACTTTGTCTTGAAGGGGTGCAAGAGTCTAATGAAACTTCTACCAAATAAAAAGAAGATTATTAAGTCTTACAGCTTCCTTTCAATGGCAGCTAACTTCCTAATTGCTTTATCTGTATCCGGGTTATCAGTATTGGGAGTATTATCTAGTGAGCTTGCGTTCCCTATTCTGGTTGGTTGTGCTCTCTTTCTTGGCCTTCTGGGGGTTGCTGGCCGTTTTGTTGATCAGAACCTTGATGACGTTATGGAATGTGATAAGGAGGCAGAGGATGCTGACTAAGATTCTATTAGGGGTCGTGCTAACTCTCTCACTAGCTTGTAGTGGTCTTTACCTAATGCTTGATTCTAAGAGTAAATCTTTAGATGTTAGTGAACTCAGGGTAAAGACACTCAGGGAGTCCTTAGAGAAGTCTTCAGAAGAGCTTCAAAAGGCTCAAAGTCTACGTAAAAAACACGAAGAAATCATCGCTGAGCTTTTCCTTGACCAAGATACTACCAAAGAGAAGTTCGATGATTTAGAGGCTAAATTCAGTGGACTAAAGGGGAAGTCTTGTAAGCCTCTCCTAACACAGAGAGCAATTACAGATGTTGAAGAAGATGTTGTTGTCAAGCTTGATCTTTCTGAGCATAAGCGGTTGCTCTCAGAAGCAGCTTGTCTTGCAGGAAACCGTAGTGCTTGCCCCTCCACAGCACCTCCTGAGTGATTGTGGATTTAGTGATGTAGGGGAACTAGGAGACTCTTATGAATCTGCTTTCTACAGTGTTTCCAGCTCCTATATAAAATCAGCTAAGAAAGTTGCAGAGTGTAATAATCGCCTCAAAGCAGCTAGAAAGTTTATAGAAGAGGCTAATCAATTGTATGACAACAAGGAATCAGCAAAACAGTGATGATGGTGGATGGAAGATTGTAGTAGATACAATCAGTAAGTTTCTAATTCCTTTTCTTGTATTGGGCCTTACATGGCAGCAATCACAAGTGCAGAAACTTGAAGAGCGTATTTATCAACTCCAAGCCACAGCAGTTACAGAGCAGAAGCTTCAAACAACTAAACAAGAAATCATCTCCTTCGTTGATACTCGCATTGGCGACCTCAACAATAAGATGGATATCATTCTTAAACAATTGGAGTTACAACAGAGATATAATAACAAGTAGTTGTCAAGGGGCCACTCATGCAGAGAAAATCTGATTTTATCATGATGGCGGTGATGATACTTCTGTCTGTTGGATTAGTTGGGAGTGTTTCCGTTTCTGTGGGGTTGGCCACTAGGACACACAAGGCAGACTATGAGTTGATGATTCTAAGGAAAGAGCTAGAAGAGAGGATGGACAGGGAGAGGCAGGGATATCTAGACTCCCTAGATAAACTCAACAAGAAGATTGAGAGTGATGTCTATTTGAATCAAAGGAGATACTCCCTGATCTTAGAGGAGCTGAATGTCAAGGATGAAGCTTTGAAGGGAGATGTAAAAGACAATAATAAGAATAAACAATAATAAGAATAATTATGCCCGCCTTTATGGCGGGCTTTTTGTTAATTGCAGAAAAGTAAACAGTTACTTGAAATCCCATGGATAAGCTTCAAGGCAAGAGATTTTGAAACCACCACCATTTGTAAGTTCATTCTTAACTCTTTTTACAACATAGTCTAGGGTGTTACACATGCATATGAAATCATCAACACTTAACTTTGTTGTCTCTAAGTTTCTAATCCCTGTGAAGGTAATAGGGGTTAGCTGTTGCCAATGATCATGGAACACATCCTCTTTATCTTCCCCATATACAGCCTCTATCCAATTATCAATTGGTTGCATATCTTCAGAATAACAGAATTGGATTGTTGTGCAATCCCTACGATCATCTTGAATGTAGATAATCTTTGTATCTGTCATAGGTTGTTCTCCTCGATATACTTCTCCATCTTGTCAAAATTATGGAATGTCTGACTTATTCTAACAACAGTGTAGCCAAGCATATCCATATCCTCAAGAAATTCTTTGTGTGAATAGACGTTACAATAGAACCACACTACTAATTGTTTAATATTGTTTATCACAGAATCCTGATACCCGTTACCCCACACTTCATCCTCGCCACAGAATCCATTTGGAAACTTAGTGTTAAGTAGATTATTGATAGGTTCAGGGTTTTCTGGAATGTATACAAGGACTGCATTTGTTGGTAAGTCTAACAAATCAATATAAGCTTTATTCATTATAATTACCCTACACATAAGCTACCACTCCGCTCAAAGAATTATTAATTCCTTTTGGTAACAAGATTACCTCATATCCAAGCATTTGCATATCTTCAAAGAACTCTTCAAATGTATAACGGCTCCCATGTTCATTTTGCCACAGTACAAAAGTATTTGCTGGCAACACTTTACCATCTTCAGGACATTTTAAACGGAAAGTGTTACCATCGTCAGATTTATGGTTTAACTTAACAGGCATGAAATTACAGAACATCTCATACCCTTTAGGAATATAACCTAGAGCAGTCCTCTCACTACTCCCTCCTGTGTGCACCTCTGCAAAGTAAATCTTTGGAGGTTTACTATTCATATTATCCACCTATATACCCTTCTTAAATGTCTTCAAAGCTTCTTCAACAGAAGTGCCAGTGATATAGAGCTTCATCATATCTTTCACTTGATTCTCTGTCAATTCTTTTTCAGAAGAATCCCTCACTTGTTTTAGGAAATCCATCCACCCTCCTTGGATGAGTTTAGTAGTTTTAGGATTAGTTTCATTGTTCATTTAACATCCCCACACAAGACTTAATGAAGTCATACCCACATCCTTCATCATTTTCAATAATAATCACCTCATCAAAAACAACATTACAAGCTGAGCAGATTGCTTCAAAATCTTCGGTGTAGTAACCAAGAGATTCATCCCCAAAAGAAAGAACATCTTCGTGGTATGCAGTTAATAAATTCTTTAACGTACTGATATCCTCTGACCAGATAAAAGATACCTCAAACCCTCCATCTTTCTGTATAAACACTGTGTTCATTTAATATCCTCCATAGAAAAATCCCTACAACGTGAGTCATAGGGATTAGATTACATCATCATATTGTCTTTGTAAAGCTCATCTTACAGATCATCCCAACCATCTACAGAGTCTGCCATATCATAGGATGTGACTGAGGTTTCAAAGAAGTTCTCCCGTTTGTTACCCTCCTTGGCTGAATCAGTGATGTGTTTGTAAGGGTTCTCCACATTGTCATACAGAGCTGGATACCCGATACGACCAAGGCGTTCATTCACCAACCACTTAACATAGGCTTTACTACTTGTCTCAGAGATACCAAGAATCTTGTTACCATAGGTTGATTTACACCAATCAATCTCTTGAGTGGCACCTTCTTCAAATATACTATGTACAAGATCGACAGAAGGTCGTACTTCCTTAATCATGTTAGTAAAAATACCTACGTGAGTAAGCTCATCCCTGCGGATATAGTCAATCTCCTTACTTGTCCCTACAATCTTACCACGGTGTCCTAGCTGATCAAACAGGTTAAAGCCTTGGTAGAAGTAAACCCCTTCCAGTACAAGGTTAGCAACTAACACTTTGTGTAGGTTCTGTTCTATTGGACTGTCTACGAACTCGTCTGCAATCGAAGCAACAAACTTATTACGCTTCATCAGGTTCTCGTTTGTACGCCAGCGATTATAAATCTCATCCCTTTCTACACTGGGATACAGAGCTTCCATAATATACTGATAAGTTTCAGAATGGATAACCTCTTGAAAAGTCTGGATAGCAATCAAGTTCTTAACACCGGGGCAAGTAATATACTCGGCCACGTTAGGTAGGTTGTTTGACTGAAAGCTATCTAGAAAAATCAAGAAAGACAGTGTATCGCGCACAGCTTGGTCTTCTTCTACAGTGAGAGTTTTTACACTCAGTTTATCCTCAACCAAAGACACCTTCTGAGGCAACCAGAAATTCCCTACCATTGTCCGATACAGTGGATTGACCCACCCATAACGAATATTGTTTAGGTTTGAAATTCCTGTAGGGTTGCCTCCAAAAAGAGACTGGTCGGAGAACGAGTCCCCTCCCAGCTCGTTAAATAGTTTAATACGGTTTAACATTTCTTCTCCTTATCCCTGACACCCGACGCAAACGTCATTATCTTTCACGTAACTGTCACCCTTCTTAATTGTTCGGATGTAGTATACAGCCTTTGTTTTCTTCCTCCAAGCTTGATCCCAAGTATCCCACAACCACTTAGCACTAAACCCTTCTTGGTTCTTGTCCATCAGATACTCAGCAGAGATGCCAGTGTCCGTAAACTTCTGCACAGCAGATACCACAGTTGTCAACTCCCAAGGTTTAAACTTGGTGATGTTACGTGCATAAGAAAGTGGGTTCTCTTTCAGGTACATCGCAACAACTGGCATAGGGCCATCTTTGTTATCTTCAAAGTACATTGCAGAGTACACTGGAGTCCAGCTTGGGCCAGCATCCATGAACAATGCAGTTGTCGTATTAGGAGCTGGGGAGGTTAGCTGACTATTACGAATACCATAGAGGTTAATCTGAGCTTGCAAGGCTAGCCAATCTAGATCATTACAAACAGACTCTTTATGGAATTTGCTAATCATCTCTCCTGTATCCCACATACTACCCTTGAACGCTGGGTATGCTCCACGCTCCTTAGCAAGCTGAATACTCCCTTTCACACAACCATACATAATACGCTCTGCCACCTCAGTGACAAACTTAGTATTACCGAAGCTTGAACCTTCACGAGCTACAATGTCTGCAAGACCCAGAATCCCAACCCCAATTGTACGGTAGCGGTTGTTATGCTCCATAGACTCTCCAATTGGAGGCTTAGTAAGCTCAATACCATTGTCTAGAATCCGTACTGCAATCTCTGCCTCGTCACTCAGTTCATCCATCGGAATACGTCCTGTAACCAGGGATAACAAGTTACATGTGTGTGCATACTTATCTGGCTTCATTACACTAAACGACTCAACACACAAGTTTACACAATAGATATTACCTTCATGCTTATTTGGGTTGTGGCGGTTAATCTCATCAATGAAAGGTACATAAGGCAGGCCAGTTTCAAAAGCAACCTTCATCATTTTCTTGAAGAGGTCTTTAGCATTGAATTTACGAACTACCTTAAGTAAACCCTGATTCGCAGCTTCTACACATGTATAGTATGCATTCTCAAAAGCCTCACAGTAACACTCAGGCAAGTCAATACCAAGAGCCTGTTTAACCTCATAAGGGCAGAAAGTATACCACGTTGCTTCAGGGTCATCCTTCATTTCCATGAACAAATCATGCATTGTCACTTGCAGCATTACATCGTGTGCCTTAGAACGCTGATCACCAGCCTCTGTTTGCAAGTCCAAGAAAGATGCAATATCAGCGTGCCAGATAGGAAGAGCTGTTGTAATTGCTCCAGCACGCTTCCCACCTTGGTTAACATACACTGCAATGTCATTCAGAATCTTAACCCAACCAACAATCCCACCAGCAGCACCTTCATTACCCATCAAATTAGAACCAGATGCTCGCAAGAAGCCAAGATAATAACCAAGACCACCACCAGCTTGACTAATCAAAGCCGCATTCTTATTGTTATCGAAGATGCTTACCAGCGAATCCTCTGGAGCAATAATAAAGCAACTGCTGATATTACCATTACCACGCAAGTTTGAAAGCCAAGGTGAAGCTAAGCTATGCTTACGTTTACGGAAGCGCTCGAAGAAGATTTTACACCACTTCATCCGATCTTCAGCAGCCTTCTCAACAAAGGCACAGATCATTGCCTCACCAATAAACATGTGCTGGATACACTCATTGGACATCAAGTATTTACTTTCTGCTGTTACTACTGAAGCATAGGAGTGATTAAGGTCATACTCTTTGTCAATCCAAGTGCCAATCTCTTCCAACTCCTGTGTAGAGTAGGCAAAGAAAGCTTCATGAGTCCAGATACCAAGGTTCTTCTGCTGAGCAACGAACTCAGTAAACTCAATCTCATAACTATGAGTGTCAGCCCAACGATTCATCGTCTTAAGTCGCCCTGCTACAAAAACCCAGTCCGGCTCTTGTGGAGATACTAAGGCTTTACAATGTTCAATCAGGTTCTTTTGGAGGATTATAGTCTGAATACCATCAAATAGGAATTCATCAAACTTTGCCTCTAGTGCCAGAGGGTTTACATCCAAACCTTCACATGCCCAGTCAATCACCTGTTTAATCTTTTCTACATCAAACTCTTCAAGAGTGTTATTACGTTTCTGTACTTTCAAACTCCACTCTCCTTTTCTTTCTTACTTGGTAATTGGTATCGACGGCTCATATTCATCATATCTTCTCGTGTAGATTCATCAGAAGAGGCAATCCAAGCTTCCATAGATGCAATACCACTATTCAAATAATCACGATCTTGACGTTCAACAAACACCCAACGCTTACCTGTATGTGTTTGATTACTTGTACGCATACGATGTGTATCTGTTACACATTCAATCTCTTGTGAAACCTCAGCTCCGTGTTGAAATAGAATATCTTTGAATGCTTCTGGATTTGTTTCTGGGAAGTCTTCTGTCCAGAAAGATAGTTTCTGAAGGTCTGCTTCTGAAAGGTATTGATAGCTCTTAAACCATTGTGTACTCATACGTTCTCCTTATTTGTAAGGGCTTTCCAACTGACAGGGAAAATATCTTTAACGAGATTTCCTAATTGCGTAGCAACTTGTTCTACTTCTTTCTGCGCTGTTGGGTCAGTACGCTTGTTATAGAAGTTGGCAAAACTCATAAGATTACCAGTCCAAATCCAATTAACGATAGTACCTTGTGGGAGAATAAACCGTGCTTGTTCTGGGCACACCCCATCTTCAATCATTTCCAAGTATAGGTTAACTGAACGCTCAGCAGTTTCTTCATACTCCCTGATCCAGAGGTCAGACTGGTAGTGTTTACCAGCACTCCCTTGCTTAATACTTCCTTCTGGCTTAGTTCGGAAGAATTCAGGAACAAATATTTCTGGTGTAGAACTAATATACCGACGACTCTCCTCATTCTCCACCATCCCCACTTTGTGTTTAAAACATTGTGTACGGATTGGTACAGGAGCTGCTACACGGAACTTCAAAGCTGTATGGGCGAATGGAGTCCAGTGGTCATACTTTGCCAGATACTCAATCAAGCCTTCATCACTACCTTTTGGCTTGTCAGCTCGGAATGTAAACTCTTCACTCTCTTTATTAAATGATACCCGTGCAGCGTTTGCAATGTCTAAATCATTACCCATCCAATCCAGCAGTTCTACTTTAATCCCTCTCACTTACACCTCCACTTCTTTACTGGCATATTCTTGGAACACCTTAGCTGGTTGCAATCCTACCACCTTACGAACAACCTCCCCAGCTTCATCTGTAATGATAGTTGTTGGAAGACCTCTGATCCCATGCTCTGTACAATACTCCATCCCTTGATCCGAATCAGAATCAATCATGTGGTAAATGATGTTTGCTTGTGTAAGAGAATCTTTAAGTGTGCCGCAATTTTTGCACCAGCTTGCCGACACTACAGTAATTTTATAATTCATTCTTCCTCCTTATGCCTTCTTACCGCCAACCTTCATGCGGTTCTCTACTTTATGATCTTCTCGCACAGCATTGTAAGCCAACTTCTCTTCAATGGCTCCAGCAAGATCATAACCTTCATGACCACAGAGGTCAAGGATACGGATTACAGCATCTGCTAGTTCAACCTCTACCATCTTACGATGAGGGAGTTTATCGTCCATCAAGTCCTTACGAACTCCTTCAAGAGCCTCACTGACTTCACTGTGTACAAGAGCCAGCTTAGCAAGGATTTCTGTAATATTACCCTTAGCTTTCAACTCTCCTGTGTCTAGGTTAGTCCACCACCCAGCTTCTACATTATTCTTATACACCAAATCTTGCAAACCTTGAATCGCTTTATAATCCATTATTTCCTCCAATCAAATTCAATACTTTACTCTCATATTCCTCAAGTGTCCCTGTATTGTAAATAATATAATCTACGTACTCAGTGGACAACCCTTTCTCAGAATCATGCCTCTGTAACTGGGAGGGATTATAGCACAATTCCCTTTTAACTTCAACAATGAAAGCATTATATTCTTCACTAAGCATATGAGCTTCATTATCAAACCGTAGGTCTGTGATCACTACATCCTTTCCCAGAGCATGTACATTATCAATTGCTTTCTTAGCCTTGTCAATCCAAATCGTATCATTGAAGTGACGACAAATATCTGTTCCTACAAGCTGAAGGATTGTTCTGTATGAGCAAGAGATTTCAATAAACCTCTCATCTACACTGACAATGTAATCAGAGAATACATCAATCACACGTTCTGTGAAGGAATATGCGAGGCTTGCCGAGTATCCTAGCTCTCCCATCCCCTTGACGATATCCCTGAATTGAAGCCTAAAAACACGTACCAATTCCCTGTCTTGTTCGCTAATCCCATAACCTCCCCAATACTTCTCACATACAGCCTTCAAAGGAGCTGCAAATGATACAGGAAGGTATTGGTCTGGGAAATGTTTAATTAGGAATGAAGCAGCAGAATCCTTCCCACTACGCTTCATGCCAGTGAATGCTATTACGTTCATTATCCCTCCAGAATACTCCAGTAATTCATAATGATTTCAGGAACAACTAGACAACAGTTCGCCATTCTACACAACCTCACCTGAGCATTTTTACGTGGTAATAGAGTTACATATTTGAAGGACTTATCTGTAAGCTCTACAACTTTCACTACACGGAAACGAGCAGCCTTATTGTATAGTTCAGGACGTATTAATATAGTTCCAACTTTAATTTCTTGCCCTAGTTGATCTTTTAACATAACCCCTCCTTAACGAGATTTCAAAATTTCTATCAAACCCTTAAACCTATTTAAATCCCAACCATCAAGTGTTGTAAAAACATCGCACTCAACATCTTGCATGTGTGGAGTTTTGAATAGAATCCTCTTATCCAGATCAAACCCCTTTAGTTGAGATTTCCTATCGTCAATCATTGCTACCACAGCACTATTCATAACGTACTTCTCTTTCGTTAGCATAACTGCCTCTTTAAAGGGAAAATACTTATCAAGGAAATAGTATTTGCTCTTACCATGATCCCCTTTATGCTGGCTGATAAACACAATGTCAAAGTCTTTAGACGCTTCTTCAAGAGCATCTACACAACCTTCCATTGGCTCTAGGCTATCATAAATCCCTTTAGCCCGCCAGTAGTCAAAGGGCGTACCTCCAATATTCTTATGATCCCAGATAGGGCCATAGGGAATCGAGAAGTCATACCACTGACTAATCCACTCATAATCAAACCCAGCTTTGGTTACATCTTCCAACCACCTATACCAAGCATAAGCGCTATCTACAGCCACACAGTCTACGTCCACTGCTAGAAGCTTCTTATCCATAATTCCCTCCAATTAGAAAAGGGCTGCTTCCAGCCCTATTGTATATCAGAATATAAGTCCATGACGTTTCACGAACTCATCACAGCAAGACTTCATACGTAGAATACCCTCTCCCGGCCCCTTAGAGAACAACTTCTTAATTTTCAACAGCAGAGAGATTGGGGCAATGATAATGTTAGTAACCAAGATTGCATTCTCCAGAATCTTACTCCAACGAGCTACGTTCTCTGGCGTTGCAGGTTCTCCTAGATCATCATTCTTTTGGATAAAGAGCATACCAAGGTGGTACTTCGGGAGGTAACGATCACGTCGATTCTTACCAATGTAGTAGCAACAAACACCAATTACAACCCAAGCAATAAAATATGTCATTTCTTCTCCTTATTCTGGCTTAAGTACATAGTTCGAGGATTTTGTAATCTCTTCTCCGTCAAAGGAGATAACCACCTCTACCTTAGTGTGCCCTGAAGCTGTAAGGTGGGTGTCAACCATCACTTCCAAATACTTCTTCAGCATCAGTTTTAGTTGTTCAACATCATCCATATCTGTCCTCCAAATATTCCAAACTAACAGGGCAAGGTAGAGCCATACCATCACTCACCTCATTCAACATCATAACACCACGGAAGTGGTTGTTACCAACATAACCTTTATAATTCTCAAAATGAGGGTATGAAGCTCCATTAATCAAGCCAATCTGCATCTTACCATCTAAACGGGGATGGATTGCCATATCCAGGCATTGCTTGTGCCCTACAACAAAGCTACGCCCTACAGTTTTAAGCTGAGACAACGCTGTACCAGCATAAGGCTTACCAGTCATAGGATTGGCAAGGTAATGAACAAAGAAGATGCCATCCACTTCCACAGGCTTGAGAAAAGGATACACCTCCCAGCCCCACTTTTCAAGATTTAGTGTCTCAGTCCCTACAAAGCCTGCAAGCTCTGGCTGATCATTAGCTAGACGATCAAACCGATCACAATGGTTCCCCATTGTAAAGATCATCCGTGGAGAATACACCTTCTTACGATTATCCTTCTGACGTTGCTGAAGCTCTCTAAGAGGGGACAACATTAAGTCCATTGCAGCATTACCAGCATCAATGTCATCTTTGAGTCTACGCCCTTCAAAGCTCTTCTTACCCTTATCATATGAAGATAGGCTTGGGAAGTCGTAGAAGTCTCCGATACAAACAACAATATCTGGACGCTTATCTACTAAATATCTGCCGATGTGTAGCAAGTGTGTCTGGTCTTCACCGGGCTTGACTTGGCAATCCCCTACAACGAGTATACGTTTCTTCTGCATCCTTCCTCCTATTTATAACAGCCCTGTGCTGTCCATGATGTTACGCAATGTATTCATCTCATCTTTAGAAAGCTTCTTCACTTTCTCAACAATCTCTTCATCTTCACTAATGTCTACGACAGAAATCATTGGAGGGTCTACATCCTCACATTTGAATTGGAAGATAGGAGTACTCCTCTCCCAAGTATTAGGGTAAGCAACAATGTAGTTACCAACATACTGCACAAATGCCCCTTCTGGGAGGACAGCACTCCGTTTACTGTGAGTTGTCTCAATTACAATCTTCTTTTGTTTCTCAGCCATCATTATCCTCCTTCAATTTGTTGATCTTTAGTGTATCGACTACTTGAATACGTCTAAGCTTAGCGTTCTTAGCTGGAACAACACCCTTACTCTCAAGCCACGGAATAACCATCTTTTTCTTCTCCATATCGATGGCAAGCTTCTCATAAGATGCCTGTTCAAAAGAGATTCCCTTCCTCTCTTGTTGATTCTTAATTTTATGGCACGTCTTGCAAGCGAATTGTAGATCATTTTCTGTGGTAAGTACAATGTTTTCTATGAAGTTTTGAATATCAGATAACTCATTCAGGGAGTGGTTCCCTTGTTTATGGTCAACGTCTAGCTGAGCTATCACAAAATCCTTCTTACAAAGCTCACACGTGCCTCCCCACACTGTTGCCACCTTCCCCTTTGGATTGGGGTTGGGAATACGTTTACGATGATTCCTGATGTATTCTAGCTTGATTGGAGACTTATTCCACAGGCTTCTACGAATCCCTCCACGAAGCCAACTAAACCAAGCACTCTTAGTCTTCCAGATGTGAGGGTACAAGAGCCACGGTTCAAACTTGCTCACAGGCTCACTCCTAACTCTTTAAAATACCTATCAACATCCCACTTATCATTCTCATGTCTAAGCAAGTACAAGAAGAATCCCATATCATTCAATCTAGCTTTCCAGTCGTTAGGCCATGCTGATATATAGCATTCAACTGTATTCTCTGCAAGCTCTTTCTCTGTTGTACAGCCCCCAAGAATCTTCTCAACAGCTACAGGGCCAATACCATCTCTATTGATACCATATTTCTTTTTAGATTCCTCTGACAGAACGGATAAGCCGGGAATAAAGTCAGCACTGTCACCTCTAAGCAATTGAGCCATAAACTGCTTGGTCTGACTAAACTTAGTATTCCAAAAGATAGGATCATCTTTCCCGTAGTTGAGCATGAAGCCGGGAGTATTAGCAGGAATGTCTTTATCGACAGCGGCAATAACATACGGAGACAGTGACTTCTTCCCACTCTCTACAGCAGTGTTGAAGCTCTCCCACCCCATTGTACAAACGACATCATCAGTCTCAACTCCTGAAGTGACAAGGCATCTATCCTTATACTTCTTCTTTGTAAACTCAAAGCATTCCTCAAACAAAAGAGGTTTGGCCCCACGCTGTCCTTTGTAAGTGACATACTCACTCTCATAGAAGTTTCGGAAGTTTCCAGAGCCTTGTTGAATGAATAGGAAGTCATCACAATAAGAGCGGTTAAAGATTTTGTCAATCTTCTCTCTAATAGACTTACAAGCAAATGAAATATGCCCTGTAAGCTCAGGAACAACATCAAACACAAAGTCTGTCTTCTCCCACTCTTCTTGTCCAGCTAGCCACTTATTAAAATCTGTTTTACTAGGCCAAACTTCCTCATCTCCAGACTTAATATTTATTGCTTTACAATGGTTCTTCTGCTGTTGGGCGGCTGACGCATGTAAAATCGTATCACCGTCAATGATTAGAGTTCTTTTCATCATCCCTCCTTAAAACAAAAGCCCCTGCAAAGAAGCCACTACTGTGACAGCCATGCAGGGGCTACAACTATTAAATTTTATTGAAGCTCTAGGCTATCATACAACTCAAGAAGCTCATCAATCTCTGCTGCCACTTGCTCTTTGTTACGATCATAAGCAAGCTTACTTAGTTGACGTAGTTGCTTCTTGTCAAAACCATCCTCTTTAGCAGATTCCAGAACATCCTTCATAAAGCTGTTGCAATCTGCACGTCGCTGAAGACCAGTAACCAGCTCATTTACATAACCCTTCAATTTAATAACATCAGTCATATTAATTATCCTCCATAAATAAAGCCATCCTTGGCTGTTAATTCCTAGTTACCTACTACCTCTAAAAAGGTAGATCAGTGTCATCGAAAGCGTCAAAATCAGCAACTTGTTGCGGAGCCGGAGCATCTGAAGGAGTAGAGGCTTCGTGGGAAGTCTTCTCCTTATTGTAACGCCATTGTTCAATCTGGCCTTTAATCTTAGAGCCTTCGTAGTTTGTTGCCTTCTTAATTGTATTCACAACATGAGCACGAAGTTCTTTGATTGCTTCCTCAGAGTTATCAGCTTCAAAGTGAACCAGTTGTGGCACTGTAACATGTTCACATTCAGCCTGTCCACGACCAAGAGCACCAACGAAGTTAACATACTCTGTGTAATACTGCTTACCCTTACTCTCCTTCATCCACACCTGAGCACTGAATTGGAAGCTCTTACCAAGCAGCTCATCAATACGCTCTGGAAGGAATGGTTCTCCATTCTTAACAAGCTTAGCTGCAACAGCCATCTTGTAAGGGAGGCTATTCTGAGCCATAGACCACACCTTTGTAGCACGACTCTTATCCAGATTAGTGTACTTCAGGGGAGTAGGACGACCAAGCACCATACCACCATCTTGTGTGTAGAATTGACCACCCATCCATAGACGCAATGGAAGAGGCTTAGATTCACCAAAGAATTGACCCTTATCAATCATGATATCTGGGAAGTCAACAGCGAATGCTACGCAAGGCTGATCCTTCTGTGGGTAACATTTGAATCGAGCCTGCTTCTTAGTTTCCCAATCAAAAGCATCTTTGAAGTATGTAGCTGGTTGTTTAGCAATAATCTCAGCTTCTTCCTCTGCTGTACCAGTGAACACGTTCTCCACATCTGGAAGCTTCTGTGTGCCAAGGTCTACAATCTGACTGATATAGCCAACAAGAGTTTCACGATCTTGAAGGCCAGCAGTTTCAACAGTGTATTGATTCAGCTCATCGAAATTCACTTCCTTAGCAGAAGACGAAGAAGATTGTTGCTGACCACCATGAACTTTAAACATATAGTATTTCTCCTTTATTACATTTAGATTTGGAATGTGCTTATTTGCATTATTCCTGTTTTGGAAAGCCTCGATTAGAGGCTATAGGTATTCACAAGAAGATCAACAGCGTAATGATTCACCACTACAGGTTCAACCTCCAAGGAATGATTTGCACGAGCAAGAAGCTTTAGAATCTTCTCACTGCCTTGCCACCGAGCTTGTGCTGCTTTACGAGCACCTTTCATACGAGATTTGCTATACTTTTTCATTCTTACTCCCCCTCAATAATTTTGTCAAACAAAGGTTTGTTAAAAGCAGATGACATCTTCTCAAGAGTCACTTGAAGATCGTCAATGTTATCCCAACCATTAGGGTCAATGAAGTCAGTCCAGCCCTCTACCTTACCTTGTTTATCATAGTACACCTCAACAATCCCGTAGAGAACAGTATCTTTATTCCCGGTGATTGGATGATTATAGTTTACAACTTTCTGTGCCAAACGATATTCCCAAGTCATACACCCCTCCTAATTACTTATTTTAACTAGAAAACTCCGAGAATTCAAGTTTTGCAACACGTTGCTTCCACCCATTCTGTGCTGCATATTTCTTTTGTTTACGAGCTTCTTCGCGCGATGCACAAAGAGCAATGATATTACCTTTCTCATCCACTGTTGCCCAAGATCGAATTTTATTTGTGTTCATATTTCCTCCTTCCTGTTTTGAAGATGCTATCTTAACACAGCATCTCTATTTGTCAATACTAATTAGTGAATCTCGCTGTATCTTTTATCTTAGCCAACTTCTTCCAGAACAAAAGAAAACAATTCCCAATTAGACCTTTTGTTGAACACGCTAGATACTGTAGTTCTTGGACAACCAATCTTTCTGGCAATTTCATTAACCCCAAGACCTTCAGCCTTTAATAAGGCGATAAAGCAAATTTCGGACTTACTTAGCTTTCTTGTTCCCGGCCTTTTCTTAGCATTTATCCTGCCATCTCTTATACCATCAGCAGTGTTTTGCTTTGCTGTTGTCCAGTACAAGTTAGATTCTTTGTTGTTATCCTTTTCGTGATCTTTGTGCCCAACTTGAGGTAGATTATCAGGATTTTGTATAAAATGCAACGCAACTAGCCTGTGCACGTACCTCATTGATACGTTATTCTTATCCTTTCTTTGCAACCCAACTATTTTATACCCAGCCCCGTTATCGAGCCACCTTAGATAGCAAACTTTGAAAAGGTCAAATACCCTACCTAAGTTGCTAATAGCATACCTTTGCTGTACATCTTTGTCAAGCAATGGCTTCCACACCTCAGTCATTAATGAATCTCCCCATAATTCTCCCCGAATTGAATACCAACGTCAAGGTCACGATTTAGTTTTAGCTGCTTGTTTACCTCTTGAATAGCATCTTTAAGGAGTTTAGCAGCTTGCTCCCTGTATCCCTTCTTTACTTCCCAGATTCCCTCATCGTGAGCTTGGCCAGTCAATTGTCTACGACGTTTAAGCACTTCCTTAATCCACATATCAAAACAGAATGTGCCTGTCCCTTGGTTAAGGGTGCTGAACTTATCCTTATCCGTTTTTAGCCAGTACCACATATTTGCTATAGGATTCCATAGCCACTTAACACCAAGAGTCTGTTTTACTACACAGTCTTCTGCAATTTTCTTTAGCGACCAATTACGCTTCCAATAAGCCTTATGGAGCTTATTCCCTGTTGCTTCTGTAACGCCAGCAGCTCGTGCAATAGTTGGCCCTCCAGCACCATACTTAGAGGCATAGTTGCAAGACTTACCTGCGTGACGCTTCAGAGCTAGTACCTTCTTTATGTAATGTTTTCCGTTATAATCAACCTCCTTTAAATCCTTAGCATCCATTATTTTATACGCAGATACCTCATCTGCTGTCATTAAGCCAGCCTCCGCAGCAATGTCACAGTGCGGGTCAAAATCATCTTGCATCATATCCTTTACATAATCAGGATCATACTTCCACATGAAGTGTTGCCCAGTCCTGTCTTCCAAAGAAGAGCAGTCCGCACCCATAAGCTCCATATCAGGACTTCTTGCAATAAGCAGCCCTCTAATCTCCTTCCCGTAAGGCTTTCTTAGGGAAGGGATGTTCAGAAAGACCTTGTGCCTAAATCTAAGTGTGTTGGTAAACCCTTGAATCCTTGCGGCAATAAAACCATGCTCATCAACATCATCCAAGAATCCTTGAACAACAGATTTACGATGACTTAGCACAGACAAATCCTCTAAGACTTGTAGTTCCGGGGTCTTAGCTATCAGACGTACAATATCAGGGCAAAGGTCGCCAGTATCTTTATTCTTAATTTGTTCAATCTTCTTAACTTCCCCAGTTTCTTTGTTTCGCTTATAGACAAATAGTTGGGGAACCCAGCCAAGACCGTACAGCCAAGATTTTATCTGCAAAGGACTCCCGCCATTAGGCTCTTCATAGCCTTTTACATACTTAATCTCTCCCTGATAGTCAAAATCATAGCCATGCTCTTCGCATAAAGCTTTCCAAGATTCCCCAATAGAAGACAAGCTTTTATCTTTTTTAAAGGGCTTTTTTGGTCTGCTTTTGATTACATACACAGGCACTTTTGGCATAACCTGCTGTAGAGTATTTTTACTATCCTGAATTTTATTTTCAAACTCTGAAACGAGAGCTTTGGCTTTTTCTACGTCTAGCTTCCACTTGCACTTCTCTTGAAGTGCTGCACACTTCATCTTGAAGCATATGTAGTCAACAGCAACCCAAAAGTTTTCCTTACCATACAAAGTTTGGAGGTCTTTCTTAATCTTAAGCCATAGGGCTGTGTTTATCTTAACATCCTCCTCACACCTGTTGATGTACACCTCTATTGGCTGATCATTCCAATCCTCAACCTCCGGCTTAGGAACTCCAAAATCTTCCCCCCAAGATGCAAGTCCGTGAAGCTGTCGAGTTGGGTATAAGTACCAAGAAAGGCCCAGCGTATCAATAACTGTAGCTTTTATTTTAATACCTAACACACGCTCAAGAGTTGGCTTATCGAAAGACTCTACGTTATGTGCAATTAGAATGGCATCAGGGTTCTCAAGGAAGGCCCGCATTTGATCATATTTAATAAACGAGCGCTCTGAGCCTGTTGTCACGTTGCTAATACTAACAACGTGAATCTTGCTTGCGTTGAATCCGTCTGTTTCACAGTCAAAAACAATCTCATCCTTACCTAGATATTCCTGCATTATTTACTCCTAAAATATTATAGTGAATCACCTTCCCATTCGTATTGAAGTAGTCGGCCTGTGCTTTGTTCATAACGAGTTTTGAATTTATCTTCTCCGCCAAACATACGATTCTTAATACAACCTAAAAAGCTGTTTGCTTTCAAATCCCCTTGGGCATGTTTGTTACGTTCAAAGCTCATAATTAATGGGAATGCCCGCATGATACCACGACTACCCGTCAGTTGACTAGCCAAAACTTCTCCACCATTCTCATGATCCTTAGCGTCTTTACCTTTTGGAGGGTTAAGGTGGCTATAAAGGTCAATGTGAACACTAAGCTCAGAAGCAAGGTTAGCAAGTTCACTAGACCATTTGTTAATGAATTCGTTTGCCTCCCCTGTTGAAAGGTGGTCAACCAAACGGGTCATGTTATCAATTGCATGGAAACGTACCCCATACTCCATTGTGTTGTATCGGATAGCCTTAACAATCTCTTCAATATCGAAACGGTTATGTGCTGCTTGACCCTCACTCTCCCAAAGAAATAACTTACCCTCTAGGCTATAGGCTGTCTCAAGGTATTGCTCACGATGCTTCTCATGAATACTTGGTACATGGTAAGGAATACCGTCAATCTTACCTGCCATATTGTACAAGGTTGTTCGGTTTGGTTCCTCCAACAAAGCCAAGAAAACCTTCTCTTTGTGTTCAATAATGTTGTGCGAGTGCTTCATATGGGCAATCAGTGTCTTGCCAAGGCCAACACCAGCAGCAGTACAAGTTGCCTCCCCCATCCGTTGTGTGCAGTTCATATCTGTAAACGCCTGCCAAGGGTATGAAAATCCCGGTTGTGGTGGTTCAAGGTCACGGCTCAACACTGTACCAACACTAACAACACCCTCAGTTACAGGCTTTGCGCTCTTCCAAATACAAAAGCTTGCAAACAACTCACCATCACCTTTAAGCAGTGCCTCATTGGCATCTTTGGCATTGGTTGGGTAAGTGACTGTCTTTACGTCAGGCAACACCTTCTGTACGTCTTTTACAGCTTTAAGTCCCGCTTCATCGTTATCAAACACCAAGACAATCTCAGTAAAGAACTTCTCAACCTCTTTACGCATACGTCCAAGTGTGGTTACAGCACTGCCAACTCCATGTGGAAGGCTTGTCACTGAGAATTTATTGTAAGGTGCTTGTGTCTTGTGCTTCAAGGCATGTGCTTCAAGCATTTGTTCCAGCGCCCTACAATCATACTCCCCTTCTGTGACGTACAGGCGTGGCTTAGGGCCACTGGCATTCTTCTTGGCAATCTCCCAGTTGAACAGGTCAGCGCCTTTAATGTCACCAATAGACCACATGGCCTTCTTGTCAATCATAATCGACTTATAACCAACAAGCTTACCCTCAAGTGTATAAGGGAAGTTAAAAGTAAACGGAGTTTTTCCATCATATTCACTATAAGCCAACTTAATACCAGCACGGGCAAAATATTCTGCTGCAATACCTCGGTGCTCTTCACGAGGTGGTTTTAGGTTACGAATCTCCTGAATCTCTTCAAAGATTTCATCTTCAGATTTGCGCTTAGGTGGTGCTGGAAGTTTACCGTTGTAAGGGTCTTCTACATAAGCCTCCAAACCTTTAGAGGCACAACTGAAGCAGTACCCAGAAAATTTGTTCTTACCGTCATCATAAAATACTTGCAAACCTTTTTCAGATGTGCAATGTGGTACATCATGCTTCACACGCTCTATGCACGCCAATTAATTTACCTCCTTAGATTCTAGTTTTACATTAATTCCTAACAACTCTTGATTTGCAATCAACGCATCCCTCTCCACCAAAGAGATACACATCTTATACTCATCATCCTCAGAATGACTCCAATCAGGCTCCATAAGACTACCTTCATGAATACCACCCCAATCACCAAGAGTTGTTAGGTAGTTTAGAATAATATCTGAAACCTCCTTATCCACCTCTATCTCATTGTCTGTGTAGATGATTACGTTGTTCATGGACTGTCTTCCTCTGGATAAGGAAGCAGCTCTATTCCTAGAAGGTCTTGGTTCAATAATAGATTCTCCCACTCTTCATGAGTAATTTCAATCTCCCCCGCCTCTCCTAGAAATGGAGCCTCTGAATCACTTCCCCATAGCTGACATGTAGTTAGGTAATTCATTAGCATATCCCGGCAAGTATCACCAGCCTCATCAAAGAATAACTCCCTAAACCCGAGTGAAGAGCCTTCATCTGATATGAGATGTTCCTTATAAAATACTTTCTTTGTCATGCTCCCTCCACAATAAACTTAATACCAAGAAGCTCTGCGTTATCCAACAGAGCTTTATATTCAGCATCACTAATCCATAAACAGTGAACCTCTTCAAGGGTATCCACATTCAAAGGAACATCTGAGATTGCAAGCGTATTGAGGAAGTTCTGTAATAGCATTGATGTCTCCCTACCTACCCCAAAAACTTTGTGTGGATAATCGTCGTACTTTTCATTAGTTTTAATCTTACATTTCATCATAAATCACAGCCTCACCATAAGGAGGAGCAGTATCATTCCCAATGACAATGAATGTTGTAGGGGCAATACCATGATCAGGGATGTAGGTGAAATACAAATCTGTGAACACAAAGATTTGTGCAGGCTCTTTACGCTCATTAATCAACCATTCATGTAAGCAAGTGATATCCGTACCACCACCGCCCTCAATTTGATATTGAAGCATCTCTTCAGCATTATCCTGTGTAAACACTTTATGAGCATAGCATCGAGTATCCCATTGTAGTACATCAATAGTCACTTCCTCAAACTCACGAGTAGCACTATACACCTCAGACATAGCATCATTCACCATCTGTTGAGTGAAGCTCCCTGATACGTCTAGAGCTACAAGGAAGCTTACTTTCTCCCCCGGAGCCTGACCCGGTGCGTTGAATTGACCAAGCTGACGACGACGATTCACCTTAGACCAAGTTTGTTCTTCTTTGTTCTGAGCCTTGATCTTTTCACGTACAAGGTCACGCCAGCTAATCTTCCCCTCTGTCAGCTCAGCAATCAAACCACGGAAAGCTTCAGGAACCTCTTTACCAGCAGCTTTAGCAGCGTGTGCAGCAGAGACAGCAGCCTGTTGCCACTTCTTGCTTACAGCTTGCTTCTCTTCCTCTGTCATCTCTCCATCACCCCACATCTCATGGCTGTCAGAGCCACCAGATTCTTGAGACTTCTGGTAATCTTTCATGGCTTGCTCCATATCCTTCTTCAGAAGCTCATACACTTCATCAGCAGTCATACCTTTATATTTGTCATCCTTCAAACCACCTTCAATGAATTTACCAACACTGTCTTTCTCAAGAGTGAGGTTGATAACATAGTCACCAGCCATATTCCAAAGCATGTGGTTACGACTACCTTTACGGGTGATGTGATCAAATACCAAGTGGCCAAGCTCGTGAGCAAACAAGAATACAAGCTCTTCTGTATCCAGCTTATCAATGAACTCCGGAGCATAATACATACGCCCTTTACTGTCTACACCAGCAGTGCCTACAGATGATTGCTCAATAAGCTTGAGCTGTAATGCAAGGAAGCCATAGAAAGGAGCCTGGCGCTGAAGCTTGATACGAGCAATCTGAAGACGCTCCATTGTAGTGAAATTTGACATAACCTAGTCCTCCAATTGTCTGTATGTGCTGAGATTGTACATCACGAACGGATGGTTGTCAAGAAGTTTTTAACAATCTCTATCTCTTCTCCTCTGGCGTATATAAGTGCGTACTCCTGTTTACTATTGACATACTGATTATACCCATCACTCCCTAGAAAACGGAAATTAAATCCTTAGTCACCTACAGTAAATTCCTGTAACTGGTAACACCCTCCAATCTTGAAAGTAAGCTCTGCATCACACTCCATATCATCCTCTCAAAGTTAGTAGAAAGTTTTTAACAGATTCAAATTCTTCTGCCTTCACAACCACAAGGGTGAAATCTGGGCTTTTAAGGGCAGTTGGATACCACGTAGACATTATGTCGAAGTAAGTAATCTTCGGGTTAGAGATTTCACCTCTATCCAGCCTGAAGTGGTTACGACCTTCTTTGACATCTTCAAGACAAGTTAGTGCATATCTTTTCTCGGCCATATCAACTCCTAATTGTCTCTAGTAAATTCTGAACCATAATCATCTCATCTTCTGTACAAGAAAGCAAGAATGCTGTTCCTGCTCCTAGGTGTCCTCTGAGCATTAAGCAGCCTAACTGGTGATCTACAGAGAAATAACCCTCTAGAGTAAGGCTCATTGAGGAGGGTTGAGCAATCATATGTCTCCCGTATTGAATATGGCTTGCATCCTCACTGCATTCAATCCTAGTGATAAACACTGGTAGTTCAGTCATCTTAAATTCCCCTAATCATTCGTAAGTGGTTGATTAGCTGCACTAACTCATTCTCTGAGCACATCAACAGAAACCCCTCTTTATCATCTGCTGACATAACGTCATCAAACCCCAGATAGAAGATTTCGTCTGGATTATTTTGCTCATCACAATATCCATCCAAGTTCCACGTCTGTGTATCTTCACCAGTGTCAGTATTATATTGGTAATTACAATCTTCCACTTTAGGGAGTATAGCCTTATGTTTGAAAGTCATTTTAATCCTCCGTGTAATTCTCGTACCTACCAACCAAAGCTTTAGCAACTCTAGGATCAGATTGCTCTGCTGCAAGAATCTTAGCTTGTTCCAGCTTCGCTGTCAACCAAGCTTGGTGAGCTTTTTCTGGTGTGGCGAATAATCCAATGTACTTAGACCCTTTACCAAGGCTTATTTGTGCTGTGTAAGGTTTAGAGTGGTCATTTATCATATCCTTCGGCTTCTTTTTATAAGATACCCCTATAGGATACTCTCCCCTGCAAGCAGAAGAATCTGTCAAGAAGGTATTTAGATTAGCACTAATAAAAACACAAGTGTCTGGTCTATATATTTTATTCCCTCTTACAAGTAAATCTTTATCCAGATGTTTCCCTTCCCAATCCTGTGTTTCCATCCATGCTCTAAAATTACTAAACAGTAACCACTGATCACAAACAGAGCACCCTTTATATGAAGGCTGTAAATCTAGAGCCTTATTATTGTAACACCTACTTATCATATTAGACCAAGTTCTGTAGTAAGGACAAGTCCAGAGTATTTTTCTAACTCTCTTACCATTTTTATACCCAACCGTTATCTTTCTAACTACGACATAATCCGCATCATTAAACCCTACGGCTCTTTTACTTTCTTTCATATTTTCTCCAATAAGAAAAGGGACGCAATGCGTCCCCTAATTAAGTTATATATTAGTTTGCATAGATGAGCCGAGCTTCCCCGCTAGCACCACCAAACACCCAACGAGCGAACTGCTTCTGAATTGCACTGGTAGGGTTGAAGCTAAAGCTATATGCCTCTCGCCCCACAAACCGCGTAATAAAGCTAGCAAGCACTTCAGCATCAAAGTTGTCCTGTACGAAGTGTAAGGTATTATCAACAGCTTTGGTGAACTTATCATCCATGTGGTAGTTAGTGCCTTCCTTAATCTCTACATGCTTACGATGCTCGCTCAAATGAGCCAGTACACCACAGGAGATAAAGAACGCTTCGTGAAGCTCAAACTTCTGTGCTTTAGCCTTACCACTCACAATGTCCTGTGGACGTGGGAGCTTACTACCAACAGCTAGATAACCAGTGAAGTTGGCAGCTGTAGGCGTACCTACAAAGCTGCCTACAATATCACCCATCAAGTTAATCTGAGTTTCAGTGATAGTGTCAGTACCACGCATTGCTTCATGAATAACATCACTTGCATATTCCCAAGCACGTGGGCTACGGAAAGCCTTGCTAGTGGTGTATTCCTTCTCATCACTTACACGCAAATCTTGTGGACTGTTTTCCAAGTGAGCCAGAACAAACGGGTGAATACCTTTCTGATGACCCCATTCCAAGAAGCTCTTGATGTCAGCTTGAACATCAAAGTGAGCCATGCGATTAGCAAGAGGTGTTGGCATACGATTGCTTACAGCACCATCACGTTCACGGTTACCTGCTGCGATAAAGCGAACATTCTCATGCAGCTTTACGTTATCAATTGCACGTTCGTGGAGCATCTGGTATGCAACAGTCTGTACGTTTGTTGGAGCTGCTGGCAATTCATCAAGGAACATTACACGTGGCTTAGTGATATTGTCAGAAGCCAGAGGCATCTCTTCTGGCAAAGCCCAACCCATACGGCCAGCTTCATTCATCTTAGGCAAGCCGTGGATATCAACAGCGTCACGCATCAGCAAGCGGAAGTCTTGTAGATCATACTCCATCTTCTCAACAATGGAGCGAATGAAGCCCGATTTGCCTTCGCCAGGCCCGCCCCAAAGAATGACTGGCTTATCCGCTTTAATGTAGAGAGGCAGAAGGGTTTTGAGTTGGCTAAAAGTGCATTTGATCATTGGTTGAATCCTCCATTCAGTTTAATTTGTAAGCCTTGTTTCGTTTGGCTTGTGGTCATCATACAGCGTTTCTAAATCTGGTCAAGCTTTTTCTTTAACTATTTCTACATCGAATTCAAAATCTTTTATGTAGTTGTAAACCTTGTGAGCCAAAGGCCACCCTTCCTCATCATCAATACACCACACAATCTCCCACCTGTCAAATTCAGAACTATCGAATGTGGGGTTGTCACCATTTAATCGCCAACGGTCTACAATATCAGGACATACGGCATTGAGAGCAACAACTGCAAACTCAATCTCTCCCTCTGTATCGGAATGAATGTCGAAGTAGGTGGCAAGTTGGCTTCCTAAACAAACCCTAATCATTTGGAATTGTCACAGCTGTTAGAACATAACATACACTAAACACCACCCAAAAGCAAATACTTTGTAAACCTAACATGACTCATCCTCCTCTGGAAAGAGTTCTAAATAAGAAGTAATAGCACTTTCTTCAATGTATCTGGGTAAGGTATATAAATGACTACCATACACCCCACGCTCCTTAGCTGAGTTACTAAAGTATGCAATACTACAAATCATGCAATCACGGCCACTGACAGCATACAAGAAGTTTACAAACTGATTACCAGAATCTTCAGTCTTGAAATAAACATCATATCTACCAGGGTGAGTTTCAAACACTTTCATATTCTTTCACCTCTAAGTCAAATAGGTTTGAAAATTCTCTAGCTTCTGACCAATCTACCCAGCGGTTATCTATACCGAACGCACCCTTCATTTGTTCTGGCAAGTCCCAATCAGATACTTCAGTATCTACCCCGTCTTTGGTGTTTATCCAGTTACAAAATAGCTGAGCAACTTCGTGAGAAGGAAAAGCTGTGTCTTCCCTATTATTGCCTACCCACTTGAATAGGACTAAAGCATTTGAATCCATATAACTACCCCCTAAAGAACACGTGGTTATTGATAGCCACTGTACGTTCAAATTCATTAGCCCAACGAGGGAGCTTCTTCAGCTTCTTGGGGGCTAGATAATGTGTTGATCCCATTGTATTGTCTTCCACCTTCCCTGTCAACACACGATGTGAAATAATTAAAGCTTTCTTATATGAACGTAAATCTCTAGGCTCTTTATTGTCTAGCTCATGCACATAAGAAAACTGCCAAGGACGGTGAACAACATCAACCACTGTATTCTTGAATTTAGATGATTCTACACGATTCTTGATCACGTTGGCAACAGCTTTCATCCCATCCCACCCTTCCCCTCTTGCTTCGTGATAGACAGCAATAGACATTGTAGAGCATTCCTTTGATTGCCTGCAAGAAAGCTCTTCCTGCTTTGAAATGGAGGGCTGTCCTGCTGATGTAACAGCATCAATTACAAATACCTCTCGTTTGTATATAATGGCATCAAAAGCTTGACAAGAAAGAGCTGCTGTTCCTGCAAGCATAATGCATTTACAAATAAATTGGATTGTATCGTACATGATTAGTCCTCCATAAAGCTTATAAAGTCTTTGACAGTCTTTGTGTAAATATACTTTGAATATATAAAAGAATATCCTTCCTCTACAAGACTGTCAATACTCTCATATAAATATCCACTAAAATCACGTATTAACCTAACCTTAGTTGTCTCTCCTGTATGACTACCTAGAGATTTTAGGTAGTTTTCAAATGCAATTGCAGTGGAGGCACTCTTAAAAATAGCAAGAGTATGCTCCCCGCTGTCATAGATTGTTTTAATTTCAGACACAATCATTCCCTCAATTGTTTAATAATATCTTCAGAGTATTGAAACCGAAGCATCTCAAGATTACTAATATAATGCACATTCCCATTAGCTTTCAATTCTACAGTGGCATATAGCACTTTAAAATCTTGGATGTAATCAGGATTGTATTCAACAAGAGCCATTATAGAATTAGCATCGCTGTCTGTCAACAAGATTGTTTTCTGCATATTAATCTCCCATTAAAGTTATAAAGTCTTCAACTACAGATTGTGGTACTTGGTTAGCGTAAGCATACTTATAATCATCGTTAAGGTAATCTTGGTATTCCTTTACAAAGGAAGGGTAATCTCCAAGCTGAACAACTTCAGAATGATATCTATCATCTTCACTAATACTTGTTAAGTAGTTTAAGAAAGTTTGTTTATCATCTTCTTCTTTAAATACCACCCAAACAAGGTTATCTTCCGTTGTGTGATTATTAAAATATTTCATATTAATCCTCCATTAGTTTTAAGTAGTCTCTTACGACAGAATACGGTAAGAAGTAGTTATACGCATAATTATATTCCTTGTTCACACTGAAGTATTCTATATGATTACTTCTGAACGATGGATAATCTTCAATATCTACAACTTCTCCGTTATATCTATTATCATCCTTAAGGGAGCTTAAGTAGTTTAGAAAACTCTGGTAATTATCACCTTTCTTAAAGGTAACACATACACAGCTCTCATTATCTATAACATCTTTTACATTAAAATATTTCATTCTTATCCCTCCATCATATTCAGGATATTCAATACATGCTCTAGTGTAACAGGATCACTAATCTTCACGAAATAGTCGTCATCTCCTTCAACATTACTGCTTGGCCCCTTGAGGACTAACCTGCCATCTATGGTTAGTACCTCCAACTTAGTCCTAGTTCCATTCCAATTTAAGGAAGCATAGCTATTAGTATCTTTAATTTCCATAAAACCCTCCTAATACGAACCAATGAGACAAGCCTACCACAGAAATCTCTGTTGTCAAGAGAAATCTGCTGAATACGTCTACAAGCCTTGATTTTACTGAACTTCAGCCAATACAGAAATATTTCTAAATCTCCTATTGACAAATCAGAAATCTAGTGTAGAATAAGCTTTAAAAGCTTTTGATCTTGATCTTATATTAAAGTATTATATATCTATATTATTATTAAATAATATATTATACATACTTAAAGAATTATACCCTATAAGTAATATTATTTAGTAAATATAAGAATTATATTTATTATTCTAGTATTAAAAGATTATCTTGTATTACTTATATTATTATATACAACAACTCCTAAATTATAAGACAGTCTCCAACATGTTTACAATCATCTTAAACTGATCTACCGTTTTATCTTCACTCATTCCCATATCAATCCAGATAAACCAACGACCATCAAAGTTTAATGCAATTCGTATTGGGCTGTTTGTTTTCTCTAAGTTATTTCCTTCAACAACTTTCTTAGCAAATACAAAACAATTCTTTTCTCTCATTGGCCCTGTATTATGCCAACCTTGTGCTTTCAATACTTTCTCACGTTGACGAAATGCGTAACTTGTTGGGTATGCAATTACACATACTTGCTGTGATCCTGCTAAGGTCACAACTTCCGGGAAAGGCCAGATGAAATTAAACTTATGCATCTCCTCGCAGTATGGAACAAACTCTTTTATTGTTTGTTGGTATCGGACAATCGGCAGCAAGACACCACCACGTTCTTTCCACATCCCATTTTTGACAGACATAATCCCCTCCGGTTTGACTTGTGTGAGAGGATTGTATTCCTCACGGATTCCCTTGTCAACCTCCTTCCTATGCTACAGGAGGTAGTTTTGCATTCTTTATAGCTAAGAGCTACCATGGCCTAGGGCGATAGCCGTTCGTTGATTTTATGATGCTAAAACAGTACAAACAATCGGTTTCGTTTGATTCTAGAGGTGCCTTTATGCCTTCCCCTCCTCTCTGTAGGAGATTTCTGTAGATTTTCTTGATTTGGAGCTTGACTGAGGGGAAGGGGTTGAGGTATGATTGACTCATTGAAAACGAATGGAGGCTGTCATGGGTATAAAACAGGATATTATACTACTCAACTGTTCTGAGTTAGTTGGATTTAAGTATTATATTGAAGATTATTATCTGTCACAGACATCTAGGAATATAATTAGCACACTGTTTGAGCCATATAAAGTCACTCAATTCGGAGGCTGTTATAAATTAAGCAGAAGAGAAGTAAAGATTGTTATAGATATTCTTGAATTAATGGAGGATTAAATATGAATAATTTAATGCATGAATGGAAAGTTACACTTCCCGCTTCAATGCTAGCTTTGTTTATGACAATTATAACTGGAGGGTTTGATTTCCTTGTATTCTTCTTAGTGTTGTATTATATTGCACATTGTGAGTTTAATACGGAGAATGTGAATGGCTAATGTTTGGTTTATATCAGATATACACGGTGGACATAATACCATTTGTAAGTATCGTCCCTTTGAATCTGAAGAAGAACACTTTAACACTATTAAAGAGAACTACCACAAAGTTGTAACTAAACGGGATAAGGTGTTCTTCTTGGGAGATATTGCTTTCACACAAGAACGTCTGGAAGATATTGGTAGTTGGGTGGGTGAACAGAGGGTGTTGGTTTTAGGTAATCATTGCACAGAGCATGTACATATTAGTGAGATTGTAAAGCACTTTGACAGTGTTCACTCGCTGATCAAGTATAAAGAGTTCTGGTTGAGTCATGCTCCTCTACACCCACAAGAGCTTCGTGGTAAAATTAACTTGCATGGTCATGTACATGGTAGTACAATTCCAGACATCAACTACTTCAATTGCTGTTTAGAGAATACTAACTACTCCCCAATCTCTATCCAGCAGATTCGGGATAAGATTAAGGAGGTTGCAAATGAATAAAGATTACTTATCCAATTTAACACCAGAACAACGCCTTGAAATGCGAGAGAAGGCTAAGGCTTCAAAGGCTGCTAAGAAGCTCTTTGCTGAGGATAATCTAAAAACCTCGTGGCAAGATGAGAACCATTGGCGTGAGCTTGCTAGCCGTATTGGGTTTCGATTGCCTACATCATATACTCCCTGTTCAGAAACGAAACACTTGAAAAGATTGTTAAAGGTGTGTAACATTGATGTTAAGGATTGGGCTGAGATTGAAGGCTACAAAAGCTTGGCAGGCTTTCCTCTTGACAACCCAGAGATTCCAGCTTATGTTAGATGCGGATTGGTATTGGAATATTACTTTGATAACGGAGGTGAATAATGGAATTCTTTTTGATTTACTTGTTTGTAATGGCTGAGAGTCTTGGCGGCTTCTTAATGATGATTGGTGGACATATGTTCTGGTTCTCTGTGTTTTCAATCCCTGTGTTGGCAATAGGCTGTGGTATTGCCGCCAGCGAGAGCCGTAAAAATTATTTCACAGACTTCTGGAACATGAGCTTTCCAGTGAAGACACGAAAGCTTGCTAAGATTTGTGCTCCTATAGGGATTGTATTTGTATGCATTGCCAACCTAATTCCTACACAACAACAGCTTGCAATCATTGTAGGGAGTGGTGTAACATACAACGTATTGACGAGTGAGCCAGCTAAACAGCTTGGCGGTAAAGCTCTTGAACTCTTGAACAAGAAGATTGATGAAGCTCTGGAGGGAGAAGGTGACAAAGACGAAAAAGAAGAAGTCGGGGAAGAAGGGACTGAAGATGAACAACCCAGTAGCAATACACCTACATAAATTCAACAAACCATCTGTACAGCGTGATCGAACAAAGTACAAACGTAAGCCTAAACACAATCAACAGGAGATTTAATTTTGAAAACCATGCAAGCACAAGAATTCAATAAGCAGTATGAGTATGACTCTTACAAGAAAGACACTAAGAAGAAACAACGTGAGTTTCGGAAAGAACGTAAGGAAAAACGCAATCGTTGGAGTAGTTCTGTGGATATGTAGGAGGATATCTATGTTATACCTATATCTTAACGTAACTGATTGGAATTTACGTAGCCATGTACTAAGAACCTCAAGTGATCTTAGAGGTAAGGCTCCTGACTGGGAGGCAGATTTCTGCCCGTCTTTTTCAGGTAAAGAAAAAGATATTCTTAGGAAAGTCCTTAGCGATGGAGACTTACAGCGGTTCCCGAGCACTCGCGGGTATGGATGGACAAGATTTCCAGATTACGCCGTGGAGAAGTTTATTATTGGGTGTATGGCTTGTGATGTTGACTTGGAAGTGATAAACTGGCGTTAATCATCTAGAGGACAATAGAATGAATAGTAAAGCTAAGCTCCCAGATTTATACCTATACAGCCTAAAGAACACTGCATTTGTAATCAGGAAGAATCCTCCTCTAGAGACTGAAACTCCTACATGGAGTAGTAAAAATTGTAAATCATTTACAGAAGTGGAGCGTATGGTTATTAAACATTCTGTTGAAGGGACAATGTACGAAACCCCAACTTCCCTTGTTGAAGATAAACCGGGATTCTTCTATGTTTGGGGAGGTACAGATTACAGAAGGATAAATGAGATGGTTTATCAGAAATTCATACTAGGGTGCCTAGCTAACAGTGTAGATGTTCAAGTTATTACTTGGGAGAATTAATATGAGTGTTGTAGTAATCAATAAGTTATACCTTTACGATACAAAAGGCCCTCAGTCAGTTCTAAGGACAGCACTTTCAGAGGAAGAAGGCCCTAAATGGACAGCAGAGAATTGTCGTGCCTTTACAGAAGAAGAGTTTGGTATACTTGTACAATCATTAGGTGAACAACTTATAAATTACTACGGTCCAGCTGCACAGAGAGTTAAAAGAGGCTGGTGTATTGTAGAAGGTGCAGTTAGGGATAAAATCATCCTAGGGTGTCTTGCAAATGATATTGCTCTAGAGATTATTAAATGGGAGGGGAAATGAATAAGACAGTGAAAGAAACTCGCCGTGAGCTGTTTGAACAATCTACAACTATTCCAGAAGGTGTAGGTTGGTCTGTTGCAACTAACAGCTACGTTGGTAAGAACTTTTGGGTTGTACAGTATGCTTGGGAGGCTTTTAATGCTGCTCTAGATAGTGTTGTGATTAGCCTCCCAGAAAGCAGAGAAATTATTGATGAAGGCGGCTGGTTTAGCGATGTGGTTGATGCTGACGAGGTACGCACCGCCATTGAATCCACGAACCTAGGAATCAAAATCAAATGAGCGCTAACACAATCCCACCAGAAGACCTCGAAATAGGCGTATGGCCTCCTGTAGTACGCACAGGAATGATGACAGGAACCATTCCATCAGGAATTTATATCTTGCACAAACCCACTGGCTTAGGTACAATCTGCACATCGGAGCGAAGCCAGTTTGCGAACAAAAACAATGCACTTAAAGCTCTCAATAAACTCTTGGAGGAACTATAGAATGGTGATTCTATCCACAACTCTGATCTTATCCACAACTCTACGAGGTGTATAAAATGGTAGCTACATTATTCAATTCGTTTGACGACGCTATGAAAGCGATTGCTTTAGAGAGAGCTTCTCAGTTTTCTGTCATTGGAAGTGAAGAAGGCTGGTTGTATAGTCGTCCTGAGAAGTTTGTAAAGATTATGAAGGCTATTAAATAATTAGGAGGATTTATGTTTGTAAGCGATATTGATAAAGCTCTAGAAGCTATGAAGATTCAGATCGAGGGGTTGAAGAAGAAAGGTGATGATACAATCCCAACCGTACAGAAGCTGATTACACATAAGAATCCTTGGGATTTACAGAGTGTAACAACAAAGCAAATCTTTAGCCTAAATCGTGGCTGGAGTAATTGGGACGAATTCACGACAGCCAATGAATTTCAGATGAAACTGCTGAATGTAATGCAGAGCTATAAAGTTGCAATGGATGCACATAAGCTTCAAGAGCATGTGAATAAAGATGCTATTGAGAACAATCTGCGTGTACGTGGTAAAGTTAAAGATATCATGAAATTCATCGGTATCCCTGAAACATACACAACCTCTGAATACAAGACATCTCGTAGTCGTAAGCCTACAATTACAACACACACTGCTGGATGGCTTCAGGATGTTCGTCGTAGTGTTCCTACGGTGGATAATTGGGATACTGTCAAGCGTGATATGGAAAGCAAGATGAGGGAGATTGAACTGTATGCAAAGCAGAAGATCACAGAGCTTGCTGCTGCTGAGAAAGAAGCTGATCGTGTTGCTGCTGAGAAAGCTGTAATCAACTATGCCACTACACTGAAAATTAAGCACAATCTTGATTACTCCCTAGATGCCCATGCTGTACTAGATGCCATTGCTGTCCTTGGGAATGAAGCGTTTGAGGAATATCAAAAGCTGAAAGAATTGCTTGACGCAGTTTCACGGTTGTCTTAGAATAGACACATCAACTCAGAGAGGAGAAACAAAATGGATATCACTCAAAAGCGTCAACTTCTTGATTCCTTTGGTGGCAAGTTCTTTAAAGCTGTCTGGAAAGTGAAGAGTGGGGAGATTCGTGAGGCTAATTGCAAGCGTTTTATTCATGCTGCATTTACAGAGGGCCATGCAAGCCTTGCTAAAGAAAACCCTGTAGCTAGCAAGCCTCAATACTACACAGCTTGCGACGTTGATAAAAGTGATAAGTGGGTGAATATTTCTTTGGATACATTGAGCGAGGTGAAGTGTGAAGGTAAAGTCTACAAATTCTGAGGAGGAAGGTATGGAAAGCTTGGAATCTCGTAAACAAGGGTTAGCTGAAGCTATTGCCATTAACGAACACATCTGTCAGAATTCCCCTGAAGCTGTAAGAGACTTCTACAGAAATCAAGTGAAATATCTTACAGAACAATATCGTGCTGTCTTAGAACAAATGGAGGAGAACAATAAATGAACAGCTTTATTATTAATACACTGAAGCTCCTAAGTATTGCAATTATTGTTGTAGTGACAGGGGTTGTAGGGATTGCATTTGCAGCTACATCTGGCATTGTTGCTGGGTTGATTGCTTCTCTTGTAACATTCATCCTCACGTCTATTCCAATGAGCATGTTCCTTGTGCTATGCTCCATCAACGATAAGATGGATACCATCATCCGAGAGTTTCAGGAATAATTAGGAGGAAGATATGGAAATTTTGTACGGGTTAACTGGACTGCTTATTCTCATCTCTTTGTGGCTTTTTTGTGGTTGGCTTGTTGTATGCTCTATGAATTTAGTAGCTATGTATCTAAATGGAGATAAGTTTTTTACATACGAGGAAATCCCAGAAATTGTCCATATTTACATGGGGCCACTTATGTTTGTATTCTTTCTATATCCAGTTTGGTTCCTTATAAAATTCTTTGGTAGCTATCTCTATAACAATCTTGGCCGTACAGTGGTAGTGGAAGATATATCTAAATACTCATCAAACTACAGAGATGGTATGAGTGGTTGCACTAAGAAAGCATCAACAAAGGCTGTATCAAACTTCTTTAAGAGTTATCTAGAGAAAGAGGAGTCTAAGTTTTATCTTTCAAACGAAGCAGATAAGAACGCTCTGGAAAACTTCTTTCGTATTGATGGGTGGCGTAATGTTAGTGAAGGGGTGTGGACAAAGATTGTTAAAGTGTCTGACTTAAACGTAGTGGGCTAGGTCATGCAAGATAAAGATGTGATTTATATTGAAGCTGATAACCACATGCCATATATTACGTTTGGTAGTATGATAGCCAGGAATTTGACAATGAAGTATGCATTCGGAGATGTCACTGTTGGTACATCAAAGCTGGAAGATTGGAATAGGGTAGTTGTTGATCAGATGGTTCTAAAGAATATAAAAGAGTTAGTATCAAGAATGGGGTTTGTAACTATTGAGATGGTTCCTCATGGAAAAGGATTCTTTAACTCTGATAATACTAAGAAGCTAATGGAGGCATGGGATGACTGAAATATTATATGTAGAGGGAAAGAGCGGCGTTCCTTATATCTACACAGAGAGTAGTACGATTAAGAATATAGCTGCTCTGTATAATCATGGGGACATCTCTGAACATCTTGCTAATGGTCATTGGATGGCTTACTTTGAGGAGGAGTATCAGCCTTTCCTAAAATTCCTTGACGGTACAACTATTGAATATCAGATTGTATATAAGGATGTAGAGTGGTTTCAAACTGAGGGAGGAATTAAATGACAATATTACTAAGTGAATATAAAGACATTCTAGGACAGAACATCAAAGAAGGGGATTTGTGTTTGTTTGTCAAAGATAAGCATACAATTCAATTCGGAGTTGTCTTGGAAGTGCGAAAGAAAATTAAGTTAGGCTACACTTACTATGGCTCTAAATATCTCAATGGAAGTTGGTCAATGTCCAGTGAGCTTACGGTTGGGCATCAGTGGGTGGAGAACGGGACTGTTACGATTGTAGAAGAAGATTGGTTGTACGACCGTCTTCCTGCTGATATACTTCACTCCATGGCTACAATTCGTAGTGAAAAGAAGGCTGAGATTGAGAAGATTTTAGCTGCTAAAGAGCGGAAGAAGGTAAGAGAGGAGGGTAAGAAAGTATGACAGATAAGAATATCTTATACGTTGAACAAAACCATATAACGCCCTACTTATATCTTTATGGGCAAACTGTCAGGAATAGTTTGATGTGTATTGACCCTGTAGATTTCCATTACATTTCTTTATCTAAAGGTGGGATACCATCAGTATCTACAGGTAAACTCAACCGTATTCTTGAAGATTTAAAGCGAACTGCCATAGATTTTGAAGTGAGATATATATCAAAGGGATACTTTAAGTATGAAGGTCATAACCTATTGCGCCTAGGTCTTGTACCGTAAGGATACTTCACCATGATATTTGAAGGGTTGGATATTTGATGCCACCCTCCTAAAATGCTGCAATATTTCGAGCCGGGACTAGAATCTTGAAGGCTCGATTATTTGTAGCTAATTTAAGGCTGTTTTAAGCGCTGTAAGCGCGTAGCGCCACCCTTGTATGGGGTAGGGGTAGAAAACGATTTCTATGCTGTTTTAAGCAACGAATAGAGGTGTTTTGTTTGATGTTTGAGAGGGGTGAGGGGAGAGGAGATAGTGATGTGGTTAATGTGAGCTGTTTAGGCGGGGTGGTCTTATAAAACTCTTACAGTTTCAAATTCTCAGGGATTGGACAGCTTTTCCCAGCCAGAAAACGAGGTCTAGACAGCTTTTTACAGCCAAAAATTTAGACCTAGGGCGTTTTTGACAGCCAGAAAATTCTATACAAAAATTTCCTGTGACCCCTGAGTTTCTACAGGATTTGTTTTGCCCTGTAGGGGGGCAGAGAGGCGATGACTATAGTCATCCTCTATCGCCTAATGGGGTAGCCATAGACGTTGCCTATATTCTATCGACAGACGCTGGCCGATAGATAGCCGCTATCATCATAGTGACAGCCTATCCGTCACGGCATAGCCGATATAAAATATCTATACGTCACGCCTTGGTATGATGTTTGCTTAAATTTTCAGAATAGCAGGCACACAATGGCCGTCCCTGCTGGGCTGCCGAAAATTTGTCTGATTATGCCCATATAATTTGGACAATGTAAAGCGTTATTGTTGGCATGATTTTTGATGCGAGCTATTCGCATTCCCAGAATAACGCCCACCCTCCCTGTTTGTCTCCGGCGCTCGACTGTCCTAGTCTGCGTTGCCCGCTTGTGATCATTATACACACTAAAACCAGCAAAGCAAACAATTATTTTAAACAATTCTTTTAAAGAATCCCCTTGCACACCTAACAGGCTTGTGCTACTCGCGTGTGCGCGTTCTTTTATATGGCTACCTGGCAAGGCCAGGGGAGTTCAGCCTACCTGGCAAGGCCAGGGGAGTTCAGCCTACCTGGCAAGGCCAGGGGAGTTCAGCCTACCTGGCAAGGCCAGGGGAGTTCAGCCTACCTGGCAAGGCC